AGTTCCCCAACTGCCAGAAAATAGTGACTGGTCACTGGCACTTAGAGGGCGATTACGTCGTCGACGGCATTGACGTTTCATGCACCGGCTCGCTCGAGCCCTACACCCACGCCGAGGATCCCAATGGTGAAATCTACGTCTCGCTTACTCTCGAGCAGCTCGAGGCGCGCGATCCGGCCGAACTCCGGGACAAATGCGTCCGGGTCTTCCTTCGCGAAGGTGAAGAGCTCCCGGTCGGGCTTGACTGCCTCCAGCTCACCGGAAAGCGGATCAGCGAGCTTGAGGCTGATCCCGAGACCAGCGTTGCTGACCGACTGGGTGCTTTCGACTGGCAAGCGATCCTCGACGAGCACCTGAAGGACGTCCCTGTCTACGTCCGCGAATTCATTGACGAGAGACTTCACTAACACCCGCCCCGGGCTTTCCAGCCACCGTCAGCGCGCGCTGGTAATTCGTCCACGATGCTGCACCCGCCGGGTAACGGGCGTCATTCCGGGTTAATCGTGGGAACGCGCCGGAGGGGGTGAGTGACTTGGTCACTTGCCCCCTTCGAGATTGAGGGCCCCGCCCTCGTCCATCATCTGGGCTCTCCACAAAGGAGAACCCATGTCTGACATTTCCGCTGACGAGCTGAAGCTCCACATCGAAGCGATCGAGAACCTCGAGGCCGAGAAGCAGGGCATCGCTGACGACATCAAGGATCGTTACGCGCTTGCGAAGGCCGAGGGCTACGACACGAAGACCATTCGCAAGATCATCGCGCTTCGCAAGATGGAGAAGAACGCGCGCGACGAAGCGGACGCGCTGCTCGAGACCTATCGTCAAGCGTTGGGGCTGGAGTAATGGCTGTGCTCACCGACATCGCCCGCCATTGGACGAACCAGACCGACAAAGGCCGAGGTATCCGCCTCGAAGCCGAGGCGCTCGACGTTCTCAATGCGATCGGCGTCGGTGAGCTCATCCTGGCCAAAGCGGCCGAACAGCAGAGGAACTTATGCCTCGAACGAAGCCTCAAACAGTCGTCCATTACACCCGAGGAGCGTTCCGGCTCGTCAAACGGCCGGATCGGTCGAACCTCGAGATCTGCTGGTACGACCCAGTCACCAAACACGACCGATTCCTTAGCACGGGTACGCCGGAGATTGAGCTCGGCCAGCAAATCCTCGACGACAAATACCTAGAGGTCACTCAGGGCGTCGAGTGCTGTCCGACCTGCCGACGTCCCTACGATCTTGAGGCGCAAAAGCGTCTCCTCGTTCTCGATGCTATCGAGCGCTACCTCGTCGTCGCCAAGAAGAAGACCAGCCACAAAGAGATCGACGACCGGCTCAACCACATCGTCAACTATCTCGAGACGCTCCCGAACGCGGGGGTTTTCTGCGACGAGGTCGATGAGAATTGGATTGCAGACTTTCGTACCTGGGTCGGGGCAATCCCTGTCGTGAGCCCTGCAGGCAACGAGCGGCAGCGTGCACTCTCCACCATTGAGAACAGTGTCCTGCAGCTCGCCGCAGCAATGAGACACTGCAAGCAGGAACCATTGTTCAAACCGATCCCCACGAAGCGGGTGAACCGGACGCCATCTTATCGCGCGTCGGTCAAGGATCTGGCGCGAATGCTCAACTACGCGCTCACGCCAAAGAAGCGCCGCGATAACCTTCTCGCTTTCCTGCGGGTCAGCATCGTAACGATGGGCCGACCCGATGCAGTCCAGGATGCCTCGACTGATCCGCAGCGACGCCAGTGGGACGAGAACCATGGCATTTTCAACCTCAACCCCGCTGGCCGTCACCAGACGAAAAAATATCGTGCGACGGTGCCGGTCGCTCGTCAGGCCGTGTGGTTGTTTAAGAACACTAAGGGGTTCCTGCTCCGCGGCAGCGCCAAGAAGTCCTTCTACGCTATGGCGACGGATCTGGGTCTGCCAGCCGAGGGCGAATCCGGGCTCAAACTAATCCGGCGGTCGATGGCCGCGTTGGTCCGCCAGCGACTCGAGGCGGAAGAGAAGCCCATCGATCAGCTCGAAGTGTTTCTCGGTCACCGGGTCATCGATGAGGTTTCTGAGCTCTATGCCCCGTTTAGCCCGACATATCTGAGGTCTGTGAAGAGGCATATCGAAGCCATCATCGACGAGCTCGAGAAGCTTGCTCCAGGAGCATTTCACCACAGTCTCACCACAGACAACGACAACGTCGTCCAACTCCAGGCCGCTTAAGGGTTGATTTTATTGGAGAAAATGGTGGGCGTGGCAAGGATTGAACTTGCGACCCCTGCGATGTCAACACAGTGCCAATCGCAAAAACGCGCACAAATCAGCCACTTATGATGTTCCTGAAAGTAGAACGAGCGGTGAACATCATCGGAACATCGACGTTTCTCACCACACTCTCACCACACAACTGACTGAGTCACTTCTTCGCCTGCAACACCTCGACCTGAGCCTTGAGCTGGTTGATCTCGCCATCGTTGTTGCTGACGGCGCGCGAGGCGAAGAAGGCGAGCAGCGACATGATGATTAGGAACATCGTCGACCCGCCCCAGCCGACGAGCTTCACGACGGTGCTGACGCTGTCCTTCACGCCGGCGATATTCGTTTGGATGTGCGCGTACCGCTCGGCGCAGAGATCCTCATGCGCCTGAACTTTGATGTGAGCTGCTTCAGCATGGGCCATTGCGTCGGCCGCAGTTACTTCTGACATCGGTTCAGTGCTGCCTCTACCTGATCTGCATATCCTCCGGGTGCCTCATACAGTCCGAGCTGGGCTTGAGACTGGGCGTTTCGCGCAACCGGGTCGGTGGGCATCTTCTTATCACGCAGAGGGGTCGGCTTGAGCTTACGCAGCCGCTCCCGTTCTTCAGGTGAAGGGCACTGGACCGGTCGGTCGACGTAAGTGATGATGGGCTTCTCCGAGATTGTGCTCGGGTGACCGCAGGCGGTCAGAAGCGCCATGATGGCGCAGAGCGCCATGAATGCACGGGTCATTTCAAGTTCTCCATCATCGCTTGGAACTCGACGAGCGGCATCCGCACGACGACGGTCTGCCCCGATTTTACGTGACGACACGGCAGCGGATGATCCTGCATCGGTCCCTTCTCTGGGGCCATGTTGCAGTAGTTGTTGCACGCCGGGCCGTCCGGGACACAGCGACCGGGTGAATGATCGTCGCGACCCTTGAAGCCGCAGACGTAGACGCCCTCATATTCAACCGGTGCCTCGCGCACGGTTACGATGGCCTCGTCGTCCTCGAAGGTGATGTTGACATAGGGAGGATACGACCCGTGCGGGGCCGTCCAGGCGCCGATCTTTTTCATTTCCAACCCTTCCAAGCCGCCTGCGAGTCCTCGTCGATCTGCTTCCAGTCAGCCTCACGATTGCCGGTCGACTTGTGGCCCTGCAGGTTCGTGAGTTGTGCTTGAACCGCGGCGAACTTCTTGACGTTGTCGGCCTGTTCGCGCTTGAGCTCCGCGTCAGCCGCGTCGGCGCGCTGCTTGTTTTGGAGCGCCTGATCGCTGATCGTCTTCAGAGCTACAGCACGGTCCTTGCTCTCTTTCATGCGTGTGCCGGCGGCGTAGAGCAGGTCCGCGGAGTCGTCCTTGTTGTACTCGAGGACACCCATCAGGGCGTGACGGAACTGGGCCTCGTCAGCCAACTTGGCGCGCGCGCCGCGCAGATGGTCCGCCGTGATGGCGAGCGAGATCGTCAGGCCGGCCATGATCAGGAACGGCCCGAACTTCTTAAGCAGCGCCCAGGCGGCGTCGAAGGAGAGTTTCTCAAGCATTGGGTTTGTCATCCTTCGCGTTGACGTTGAGGCCCCAGCCTCCGGGGGCAGTAAGGCTCACGAGCGCCTTGACCGCGGCGACCAGCACGATGACGACGAAGAGACAGATCGTCCCGATCAACAGCCAGATGGTCCAGCCCTTGATCTTCAGGCCCTGCATGAGGAGCTGGTAGCAGTGCTCACCGGGGGGCACGCCCTGCTGCTTGACGATGCTGCAGTACGTCTCGGGATCGAGGCCGTGCAGCTGCCAGACAAGAACGATGAACAGGAGCGGCAGCACCGCGGCGAGCGCGATGAGGTTCCAGCTGATGTGCTTGTCGAGCATCAGAGCACCCAGTCGGCGATGCAAAGGACGAGGAGGACGAGACCGACAAGGCTCGCCACACAGCCGTGTTTACCCATTCGGTCGTTGGGCACTGCCGACATTCCGCCAGCGAAGGTCACGAAGAAACCGCCAAGGATGACGATGAAGCTGGCGAGCAGCCAGAGAATGTGCCCGATCATGCTGCTGCCTTTCGCTGGGCCTGCGCGAGCCGCACGTCGTAGCGGTTCTTGTAATAGGCCGTGCCGTTGTAGAGCTTCGCCACCGTCACCCAGTCGCCGCGCTGAAGCGCGCGATGAAGCGTGGGGTCGGAGCGGATGAAGAGACAGAAATGGTTGAGCTGGTCAGCAGCGGTCTGGCTCTCCTGCCAAGCGAAGGCCATTGGATCGACGCAATCACAACGGGCGAAGTTCTCGCCGAGGATCTGGAAGGCGCCGTAAGACGCTGACGCGAAACCGGCGTCGGCGTCGAGACCAACTGCTTCGGCGAGCTGCTCGTATCTGCCCAGCTGCGATGCAGGATACCTTTTCGGATCCCAGTTCGGATAGCTGATGTGCGGATGGGTGCGGTCGTACTTGCGGCCCGTCGCCTTGCTAAAGCGGTGAGGCTCGAACAGGATCACTGGACGGCCGTTGACGAACGGATTGCCGGAGCTCTCGACCTGGTAGAGCGCCTTAACGTACGAAGCTGGCGCCGCCAGCACTACCGCAGCGGTCGAGAAATCGACCTCTTCGAGCAAGTAATCAGGGCCCTGCGTTAGGAACTTGATGACGTCGACCTTGAGATCGCCGCTGGTACAGCCGTGCTGAGCTAGTCTCTCTCTAAGTCCCATCACAACTCACCTGGTCTCTTGCCGCAACGGAGGTTGCGGCCGGGGCACAGGCGCATTCAGGAGACCGTCATGATCAACGACCTTCGTTACGCCGTCAGTTTCCCTACCAACGGTGTGAGCCTGAGCGGCTCGCTAAGCTTTCAACCGGGTTCCACCGCGATCACCGGCGACAATGGCGCCGGGAAGAGCTTCGTCGCCGAGATGATCCGCTACGGGCTCTTCGGTAAGAAGGCGCTCCGTGGGCCGGCGTCGGACTACAAGTCGCTCGACATGGCGATGAGCTTCCAGGTCGGGTCCGAAAAATACCGCATTGTTCGGACAAGCCGGAAGGAGTTCCTCTACGACACCGAGGACGAGCAGCTCGCCGTCGGCGCCGACGCCGTGAACAAGAAGATCGTCGAGATCCTCGGGTTTGACCTCGAGGTGTTCGATGTCGTCTGCGCCGCCAACCAGAAGGAGAGCGAACGGCTCACCCGGCTGACACCGGCCAGGCGCAAGGAGCTGATTGACGACGTGGTCGGTCTCACCCGCCAGGAGACCGTCGAGAAAGCCTGCCGTGAGGAAGCCAAACTCGCACGGGTCGAAGCGGAGGCGCTGACCCGCTCATTGGTTCCACCAGTCGAGCCGGTGAGGCCGAAGAACTACCGGCAATCGAAATATATCAAGGCCGAACTCGATGAGACCATTGAGGTGCTCGCAACGCGCGCGAAGCTGCAGCGGATCATCGACGCCGTTGGCACCGCACCGACACCGCCAGCCGTGGCGGCTCCAGACATTGAGGAACTCGAGGAGCACGAGAAGCTTCGTGCCACACAGGAAATTTCGCGTGTGGCAATCGAGCGTCAGCTCGCGCGCATCCCCGAACCGCAGTTCACGGTCGAGCAGCTGGAAGCAGCCGAGGCGCTCGCCGCCTACGACGCCGAGCTGCACCGTCGAGGACCGCAACCTTGCTATGCGATTGTGTATCTCGAGGAGCAGGCTGAGCTGATCCAGCAAAAGAAGCAGCTGGATCATGACACTGTCACCTGTCCGAAGTGCGACCACGAGTTTTGCCCCGGCGAGGAGATCGACGTCGCAGCCATCCGCGCGCTGTCCGAGCCGGTGCTCGATGAACGAGAGATCGCCGCGGACTATCGTCGGCATCAGTTGTGGGAAAACCCGCCGATTGAACCGAAGGGGGCGCGGCTGACACCGGAGCAGATCAGCGTCGGTCGCATGGCGCTCGCCATGGCAGCGGACAAGCCGCAGCTCGAAGCCGAGCTGGCTTCGCATACTCTTCTCGATGATCGCTCAGCAGAGCTGGCCGAGGCTCGCCGTCTCGATCGCGAGTGGGCGATCTACGAGAGCGACCTTCGCGCATTTGAGATGCGGGAAAGTGACGCTCAGGCTGCACAGACAGAACTGCTGAAATTGTCTGTACCGCAGAACAAACCCGAGGATCTCCATGAGGAATACACCGAGGCACGGCTCTATGAGGATGCCGTCTTTCGCTACGAGCGGGATAAGGAACGATTTAACACCTTGTCCCAGGAGATCGCCGAGAAGCAGGAACGCGCGGACGCCTTCGCCGCCGGGGCGAAGGGTCTCGTCGAGGCGCGCCGCACGCTCAAGGCGTTCCTCGCGCCGTCGCTCAGCCGCGTGTCGAGCAAGATCATCACGCAGATGACGGAGAACTCGCTGCGCCCGCTCGACAGCATCGAGATCGACGAGGATATGAATATCACTGCCAATGGGCAGGACGTCAGCACTTTCAACGGTGCTCACGCCACGATGATCAATCTCGCCCTTCGACTGGCTCTCGGTCAGGTTCTGGTCGCTCGGGTCTTCCCGCTCTTCATCGGCGATGAGATCGACAGCGACGCCACGCCGGCCAACGCCCAGGCGATCGCGGACGGTCTCACGGCCTGCAAAGAGCAGTTGAAGCAGATCGTGCTGATCAGTCATAAGCGCCTCGAGGGCGTGGATCATGAGGTGATGATGTGATTTGCGTAGTGAAGCACAACGAACGCGGCGACATCGCCGGTTGGATGATGGGAACCGACATGCACGATCTGCGGCGACGAGCTGAGCAGACGTTCGACCATGATTTGGCCGGCATGTTCTATCGGATGGAGTTCGTGCCGCAGCCGGGAAAACATGTGATCGCGCCCGGCGTCACAATGCTGGTGGAGTAGAAGTCGTGACATCTCAACGAGACATGCTCATCTTGTGCTCAGGAACAGCGTTCGGTTGGGGCTTTCTGCTTGGCAGCATCTTTGCCCATTCCACATTTTTGACCGTCGCTGCCGCCGCAACATTATTGGTTGCTACCTACTTCGGGCTCTACAAGATTGGCGGTTGTAATGGGTGAGGTTGAGCTGAAGCCGGGATGGATTTTAAGAACAGAATCGCTCGATGAAGAGGCGAAGGAGCGCGCGTTCGGCAGTAAGGAAGAGGCGATCGACTATGCCTTGGTCTGGTTCGTTTCTAGCTACGACCCCGACACCAACGAGACGATGCGCGGCCACGTTCCTCATGGGCTCGCCGAAGATGCGCTACAGCTGATTGAAGATCTGAGGAACGGTAGGGAGTTTCGCTGTTCGAACTTCTACGAGACAGCCTCTGTTTTCGAACCGCCCTTCGGGTGGGTATCGGGGCTAGGAAGAACTGATGATGACACGAGCAATGCGTGAAACCACACAATGCTTTATTGCCGGTGCCTTGCTCGCCCTTATGGGCTGCCTTTGCCAATATGTTGACGACCAGCGCGCGCGAATCGCAGCATCAGCCTACGCAGCCGAACACGTCTGTCACGATCCTGACGTTTCGCCAGTGGTAGAGATTTGTTACGTGCCCGATAATCGCTGGACCTTCGTTGAGACAAGCAATGTCGACTGACTGGCTCAACCGTATCAAAGAGACGATGGCCGTGGACATTGCCCGATTCCAACGCAAAGGTCTGTCACCGAAAGAGATCGTAGAAAAGCTGATGGAGATCCCCGAGGTCTACCAGGGGCTGCACATGCGCGCCGACCGCCGCAGCGTACCGCCTGCAGTGATCCTCTCAGATGCTGCCGATTATCTCGACGACGGCTATCACGAGAAGCTCGTCGCCGACCTGCGCGAGATCGTTGAGGGTGGCGAACTAGAATAGAGGCAAGTGACCAAGTCAGACCGGGCTCCTTCGTAGCAAGTCACAGGTGACTGACTCCAGACGGGTCTTCGAAAGGAGACCCAGTTTTGCTTACCCCCGAACAAGAGGCAGCAGTCCTCGACGAGTATCGTCGGACCCGCTCGCCCTTCAAAGTCGCCAACAACCTGAACCTCAATGTCGCCGAGGTCTGGGAAATCATCGATGCCAATCCTGACGCTGCTGTCCGTAATCCGGAGCACTCGGGTGGCGAGGGTCGCGCTGACCTTCGCCAGTACTTCGTCGCATCGGCTCGCTGCGCTGATCGGTGGGACAACGACGAACCTGGCGTAAAGCTCGCGCGCGATCGCGTCTGTGCCGGTACGCACACCATGGCGACGCACCGCGACGGCTCGATGAAGTTCCTGTGCTCGATCCCGCTGAAGCGGTCGGTCAAGCCGAACCCCGACTACTTCAAGCCAGAGGTGCAGCTGTGAGCTGCCATGACTACACCTATGCTCGCGTCCTCCGACAGATCTTCGAAGAGGGCGAGGTCCGCACGGACCGCACGGGTGTAGGGACCAAAGCACTCTTCGGCGCGCAGATGCGTTTTGATCTCAGCGACGGCTTTCCGCTGCTGACGACGAAGCGTGTCTACTGGAAGGCGATCGTCGAAGAGCTGCTTTGGTTCCTGCGTGGCTCCACAAATGTGAAGGAACTGCAGGCAGCTGGCGTTCACATCTGGGACGAGTGGGCCGACGAGAACGGCGATCTTGGACCGGTGTACGGCAAGCAATGGCGGTCGTGGCCGACTGGCAAACAGCACCGCACCTATGATGGAAACATCCAGTTCGCAGGGATGGCCGATACAACCATTGACCAGATCGACAACGTGGTCGACAGCCTCATCGAGAACCCGGACAGCCGCCGGCACATCGTCACCGCCTGGAACCCGGCCGAGGTCGACAGCATGAAGCTGCCGCCTTGCCACGTCCTGTTTCAGTTCGATGTCTCCGCGGACAACCGGTTGAATTGCCAGCTCTATCAGCGGTCGGCCGACTTCTTCCTGGGCGTCCCCTTCAACATCGCGAGCTACGCGCTGCTCACCATGATGATGGCTCAGGTCACGGGGCTCGAGCCGGGTGAGTTCATCTGGACCGGTGGCAACGTCCACCTCTATTTGAACCACCTCGATCAGGCGAACGAGCAGCTGCGGCGCGAACCGTTCAAGTCTCCGACGGTAAGCCTCAACCCCGCAGTCAGCACCATCGACGGGTTCACCGCCGATGACATCATGCTCGTCAACTACCGCTACCATCCGGCGATCGCCGCGGAGGTGGCGATATGAGGTTCTATGCGGACTTCACCGGTGCCGACCCGCGCGGGCGTGAACCGGCCTGGGAACAGCCTCCGTTCGAGGACACCGTCGAGATTGGGAGGTACGACGCTCTCGCGCCCGACGCTGGTGGCTACCCTGATGGCAATCCCAAGACGCTGATGGGCGCGCAGAAGCCAGATCTTTCGGTGATCCCGCCGATCGCACTCCTGCATCTCGCGACCGCCATGATGAACGGGGCGAAGAAGTACGGCCCGTTCAACTGGCGGGAGAAGTCGATCAGCGCGCGACCGTACCTGGCTGCTCTCCTGCGCCATGCCGCATCCTGCCTCGATGGCGAGGACTATTCGGCAGACACGGTCGAGGCTGAGCTCCCAGTTCACCACCTGGGGCATGTCATGGCCTGCTGCGCGATCTACCTCGACGCAGAGTCCATCGGGATGCTGAATGACGACCGGCCGAAGGTCAAAGGCAAGACGGGCTCGGCGATCGAAAAGTACGTCAAAGAGAAACGGCTGTGAGACCTCTCATCGGCCTCCTCATCTTCGCCCTGGTCCTCGCTGTCGTGCACGATGCTGCCGACGGTGAGGCCCGCCTTCGCTGCACCCCTGTGCTCGTCGAACCCGTCAAGCCGTGCAGTTGGGATCTGTATCGAGAGGAGGGTGGCGTTCCTCTTCGCTGTCGAGCAACCTAGTCTCAATTGCACGGCGGCAATGGCCGGCACCAAACAGGGCGTTGATCACCTTCTCGGCGATCAACGCCCATTTCTTTCCAGCGATCGCGTTGCGCCCGACGCGGCTCGAGATCGTCTCATCCTCGTTACCGCCGAGGATGGTGTTCCCGAGCTGATCGATCGCGATCAGGAGGCGCGTTACGTAGGCCATCCTGCCTCAATGTCGATCGCGTCGAGCTCGGCCATCGTTGTGGCCGCTTCGATCTGTTCCTTAAGGACACGCGCGCGTTCGTGGATCGCGGCAACGTATTGGCCCGCGGCCTCCCCCATCAGCATCATACTCGGCGCGTCGAGAGTGACGACGCTGTTGTCCGCCATCGTCCAGTCGACGGAGAACGCCGCCGACTGCTGCACAGCGAGCATCGCCATTGTGACCGCGCCGTTGATCTTGATCTTCGAGCTGTCGTCATTGTCGACGGCACCGAACGGCGTCGGCGCCTCGCCGTTCTGCTTCTGGTTCTTGAGATTGTTAACCGCGGCGCGCTTCTGGGCCTGGTAGTCGGCCAGGATCGGTACGATCTGTCCATCCACGATGTCGTGGAACTCAGGGAGCTCGTCCTCGAGCGTGGCGAGCACAGGCCAGTTGGCGTAACCGGCCAGATCTCCGACGCATTCGCGCTCTCCGTTGAGGGGGTTCTCGACGATGTACTGGGTCACGAGATGAACACTCCCCCTCCGTACGGCACAATCTGACTGAAACTGGCGCTATTCGTCGGATAGGCAAAAGTGTTGACGCTATCGACCGCAGCCAGACAGCAGACGATGCGGAACGAATAGGCCGTGCTGGCCGACAAGCCGGTGACATTGACCGTCGCGTTCACCGTGCCCGATGAGGCGATCCTCATACCGAGCTCGTCGTCGTAATCCATGTAGGGGTCAGGGTTCGAGTGCAGCACCGACCCCTGATCGGTCCACGTACCGCTAATCAGGCGCTGTACCTTATAGAGCACATCCCACGGTCCGTCTTGATCAGATGCCTTAGCCATGCGCGGGTTCAGGTAGAGCAGAACATTGACTGAGGTCTGCGACGAGCCGGTCGTGAAGTTCAGAGTGTTCGAGACGACCTGATAAGTGCCGTAGCTAGAAGTGATGGCGGTGAAACCACTCGTCTGGCTTGCTCCGGATCCGCCGGTTCCCCCTGACCCGCTGCCGTTGGATGGCGGTGCGAGGACCAGCCTCAATGTCGTGAAGTAGGTGCGGGTTATGCCCGCCGACACGACAGTGATCTTGAGCTGAGTGTCGGCGGTCATCGAGGTAACCGTCAAGGTACCCACGCCACCGCTGACGGTGATGTTTTGTGGACCGGAGGAGCTGGTGAAGCCATTCACGTTCCCGGACAGGACAGTGAAGGTCATCGTGACCCCCGAGCTGACGACGGCGCCGGCCGTGCCGCTGCGGAGGTAATAGTTCAGGTCAACGTTCTGCTGGATCGTCGTGCCAGTGCTGTCGTAGGTGACTGTGGCCGAGGTTGGGCCATCGACATAGTTGGAGATCGAGGCGTCGACGCCGCTGATTGCGTTCGCAACCTGCTGCAGCGCCCAGACATATTGGTTGTAGCGCCCGACCAACCCGTGTCGGCCCATCTTCGTCCAATCGCCGATCACGACGTACGGACAACCCAGCACGTCCAACGAGCCGGTGCCGGCGACATTGTAATTAACGAAGGTGTCCCCATCGGCGCAAACAGCCGGATAAAGCTGGAGTCCCGCGCTCGTGTTGCCCGCTGGTGTGTTAACGAGCGACAGACGGAAGAACCACTCCGAGCCCAAATCCAGCACTTCTAGCTCCGAAGTGCTTCCAGCAGGGAGACCGCCGGTCCCCAGTCGTGCCTCCGCCGTATACGGATTGAATACAAGGTCGAGGTAACCGCCACCGTTCAGGTAAATGCGAAGCAAGCCCCAGTTGACAGTATGTGTGGCGCTTTTCTTGATGGCGACACCAGCGGTAATGATCTGCCCAGCGCCCACAGCGATGCCGTCAGCGTACAGATCCCTGAACTGCGTTCCATCGCTGTCAGTTACGGTGGTGTAGACGCCGTTAGCCGCGGTCGTCGTGCCGCTCGCGGTCCAGCCATCTGGGAATACCTGTCGAGCGGAAGATAGCGCCGACGTATAGATCGACGTGTCTTGAGTGGTGTCATTCCATTTGGGGTTATAACTGTTCAGCAGGTACTTCCAGTTGGCTCGCACGAAATCCAGCGTGGCGTGGCTCACGCCCAGCGCATCGGCCCGCGTCACCATCGAATTCCAAGCCGTCTCGAGCCCAGCGGCCTTGGACACCAGATCGTTGATCTTCTCGCTGGCCGAGAGGATGTTATCACTGGCGATCGAACTCAGGATCGCTGAGTTGAGGATGCCCTCAACCCCTGTCAGCGCGGCCAGGTTGGCCGGGATACCTGAGAGGTTCGAGCCCCAAACAGCACCATTCGTGGCCGCGAGCTCGGTCTTGCCGAGACGGACTTTCGTCAGCCAGAGGTTGTGCTGCATGGGTGACGCAGCGGGCGTAACCGTGAACCGGCAATTGCCAGACTTGGCACCGGTCGGAGGCAACATCTTGAACTGCTTCAGAGTCTCGGGGATCGAGGCATCGATCGCCACATCGGCATAAGTGGACGTGAGCGATCCCCCGGCTGCATCAAACCAAAGGAGCTCAGCGCGGAGGGTCGCTACGCCTGCTCCCGTAACCCGCGTGGCCTTGATATGGTAGCTTAGCCAGAGCGGCTCTCCAGGCGTGAAGTTGGTGAACGTCGGGGACGTGAACGTGTGCGAGGTGCCAACGTCGCCCGACGCAAGATAGAGCGAGTAGGTCATGCGCGTTGCACCCGAAATCGGCCGTTGCGGCTCCAGGGCACGCCGGCCGGCGGTTCATAGATTTCCCCGCCAGGATCCGGGGTCGGGGTGCCTCCCGAGTCGATCGTGCCCTGAACCGTGCCGGTCCAAGCGCTGTCCGGGATGATGCTGTCGTTGGGCGTGGTTTGATCATCACGCACCAAGTTGACGCTCGAGCTCGCGCCGCTCACCGCGCCGGTTACCGTGACGGTGACGCGCGTGTTCGAACCGAAGTCAGCAAGCGAAAGGGTTCGCGTCGTTGCACCTGCGGCACCGCCGAGCGTGACGGTCGGTGAGGTTGTCCAATTGAGGGCCTCGCTGGTGTTCTGTCTGGTCGCGGTGAGCGTCACCACCTGCGAGGTGTTGAAGGGGATGCCGTCAATGAAGTCGAAGGTGCCGTCGTCAGCATTCAGCGAGATCGTCGGTCCAGCCGGGCCCGTGGCGCCCGTGGCACCCTGCCCGACCCTGACGACGCTGATCTGGTCGGACAGGGTGACGCCATCCGTCAGTGTGCCCTTGACGATGACACCGAGGGTTCCATTGCGAACGGCATTGAACTGGGCAACCGTCATTGTGACTGTGTCACCAGTCGTGGCGCTCAGGCCGGCGGCTGCGCTCTGAATGGCCCCGTTGGCGTCGTACACCGACCAGGTGACGACCGCGGTCGTGTTCTGCTTCTGGGCGGTGAAGGTGACCGTCTGGACGGCCGGCGTCGGATTGCCCGCGGAATCAAAGAGAAGCGTCTGACGGTCACTGATGACATAGAGCAGCTTGGCGTTCGCGCCGCCCTTGCTCTTGCTGATCGTATAGACCTTATCAATCACGTAGCTGAACCAGACCGCGCGGAATGTGACAGTGGCGGTATCAGCCGTCAGGGCCGTGATTGCGTACGTTCCGTCGGTGCCGATCGTCGCCGTCGCGCCGCTTTGAGCTTGGACACTGAAGACGACATCGGTATTGATTTGACCGGCAGGGCTGTAGAGAATGAACTGGCCGCCCGCCCCGGCCAAGCTGAAGCCGGTTCCGTCTGCTGCCGAGGCCACGGTGTGACTCTCGTTGGTAAGAAATCCGACCGGTGCAAACTCCGGCAGGGTGTCGATAACGATGTCGTCGTACAGCGGAAGCGACAATCGATTGTGATTGTCGATCGTGTAGACCCGGAACTCGTGGTGCCCAGACTCCGGTGACGCGAGCTCAAACTTAAGGTCCGTCGTGAAGCCGAGCTGGATCCACGGGCTGTCGTTTAGACGCCGCTCGATGCGATAGCCCTTGATGTGACCAAACACAGGGCGTTGCCAGCTGGCGGTGAGCAGCCGTGTCGTCGCCACAGCGTCGGAAACCGTGTTGAGCTGAAGAACACCAGCAGCTGGTGCGACCGGCGAGGGTACATCACCGCCCGAGCCGTCATAGCCGGGCATGTGATAATCATAATCCCCGAGGTCGGCCGCGTCGTACTTTCCGGTATCGACTTCGATCGCGTTGATCGTGACGCGCTCGCCGTCGTCGTTGTAGTCGGCGTCGATGACACGATAGACCTTCGGCACGCTGGGAAGACCAAGTGCGGAGAGCGCAATGTTCGCGTTCTCGGCGACGTCAGCCGGCAGTGGTGAGTTGATGAAGATCTCGCGGACATCACCTCGCTGCCCCGCCGAGTTGGTGACCGTGCGAGTGATTGTGACCGTCGGCTGCTGCCAGGTTGGATCGCTCGGTGCCGTCGTGCTGTCGGGGTCGTAGGCAGGGTTCGGCGTTGTGACCGCAATCGTGTAGTTAACGCCCAGCTCGATGCGGATCGTGTCTCGCAGAACAATCGAGCTTCCCTTATTTTCAACGATCCGACCGGTTGTGCGCTTGGTGTCGTCGAGCGTCTGATTGAGCGAGCCGTCCGCAATGAGGATCCAGTTGAACCGCTCGAGCAGCTTGCCTTGGCGATTGGTGGTGAAGCTGACGTTGCGGAACTCGTTGACGTTGGTCCGCATCTTGAGAATTGCCCAGCGGACCGCTTGCTGGCGATGGGTGCAGCCGATCGCGACGACTTTGGTCGGCTTACGGCCGAACAGCGCGATGTGGTCCGGATCCTCGATCTTGACCCGGTCCTCGCGGTAATCGAACTCCTCGTTCAGGAAGACGACGGTGACGTCGTTAAAGCGTGTGTCGACGTCCGTGTGGCTGTAATTGAACTCGCCTTCGATGTTCTCGTGGGTGAAGAGCGCAGCCGGGGCCTGCGGCTTGTCGACTACACAGCGCCACTCGCCCTCGCCTTCATCCCAAGCCGTCGCGGCGCACGCGCCGGCCAGGTACCGAATGAACTCGTCGCTACGCTGAGCCTCGCTGACAGCGAGGTTGAGCGAGAAGCGTGGATGCTGCCCGCCGTCGCCGTTCGAGACCAGCTGCGAGCAGTATTTTGAGAGCTCAAGGGCATCCCACTTGTTGAGCTGCGCGCCGGGGACCAGCCGCGCGATGCCCGAAAGGGAGTCGGTGATCGCGTCGTTGATGACCCATGCTGGGTCATTGGTGTACGATTTCGCCCAGGAACCGTCCCAGATCGCACCAGTGTAGACGCGCGTGTCGGGGTTGAAGACCGTCGACGGCGGCACCGACACGATCTTCGTGTCGTAAACGCCATCCATCTCGGGGATGCCGTTGAAACTGTCGCTGGCCTTGCCGTACAGCTGGAGCCACGCGAGGCCCCGCCAATCCTCGTGATCACCGAGCGCGGTATCATAGACCGCGGTGATCGACTCCCAATTGAGCGTCCGCTTCTCGAAATTGGGGTCAGCGTCGAGGCTCTCGTTCTCGACCAGGCGGCACCGAACGTCCCACCCGACATTCGCGTAGGTGCCGCTGTTCGGCACCTTGATCCGGAGCTCCTTGACAAAGGGACTCGTCGTTTTGCCGTTGATCGTGAGGTAGGAGCCGTATGCTCCGGAGCTGATTGCGTTGTATGTGGCTTGCGTCAGGATTTGCTTGACGGTGCTGCCGAACCCGTCGTCCAAATCATATCCGTTGGGGTTCCAAGCTGGTAGCGTATTGCCATTGGCGTTAAAGGGATTGATCCAGGTGGTCGTGCCCACCGGCTTCATCTGGATCTCGACGCTGGCGGTCGTGCCGTAGATCCCCTTCTTGTCCTGCCTGTAGAGCTGGCTGACGTCGAAGCGCAGATCGAGGCTCTGAGCGCCCGTGTTGGTGACGGTGCGCGTGACCCAGACCGAGTTTGTCCCGCCGATGTTTCGGAGCTGGACACCAATATTCAGGGGAGCTCCGGCTGCGCCCAGCCGAAGCGAGACCTTTTGCGGAAACTTGAGCGGGTCACCGTCGGCGAATATCGCCTGGAAGTCCTGGAAGTTTTGATTGCCGCTCGTGTCCTCGATCGGGGTCTGGTTGACCCTGATCGATTTCATGCCGTTGGTCGGCCCTTTGATAGGACCGACGCAGAGTCCGAGTAGACCTTCGAAGGTGTCGTTTGACCGGAGCGTGTCAGGGCGCGTGGTGAACTTACTGCCCCCACCCCCGCTCGGTCCTGCACCGCTGATCGTCAGCTCCATCGGTGAGGCTATGACCTCACCGCCGCGGTGAACTCACGGATGGACTGTGACTTAGGTGACCACCACGATCTTGAGAGGCTCTGGCAGGCGCGCGAATACCCACGGGAACCGCCGCTGTCCTTCAGCAAGCAGATGGACGGGCGTCATCACAATGGTCGGACAAAAGATGGTGCTGTTCGATCCAGGGCGTTTGTCGACAGTGTTATCCCACCACGACAATGCAGTGTAACCGAGGGAGCCGATCCGGCTGAACACGGCGCGGTAGGGCGTTCGATCATTGAAGGGCGCCAGCTTTCCGTCAAAAAGGGACAGCCTCTCCAAGATTGGTCGACCGTAGCCATGAGTTCCCGACCGGCCTTCAGGGAAGATGTAGTGGCCGGCCTGGTCACCGCAGCCGAAGTAGCACCAAGGCCTGTCGCTCACGCGGCGAACGCCCTGCGTGGTGGCGCGGATTTGAGCGACAGCCGATCCCAGACCTCCTGGATCGGTAGCACACGCCGACCGACTTCACCGTATGTGCGGCTGCGGAGAACCATCGTGATCATCCGGCGGCTGCGATATCCACCCTCGTGGGCCCACTTGTCGGGGGCTGCGAGGATGTTGAAGCTCTCGACGCTGACGCCGGGGTGTTCCTTGACGACCATCTTGTGGTGGACGTGGCCGATGTCGATGTAGTGGAACTCGGTCTCGCCGTAGTCCTGGCGGAAGTCCGTCGTCATGACGTGCGCCAGCTGATGCGGCCGACACTTGTCGGAGTGGTGGGTCATCACCAGCGTGTTGCCCATCCTGTATGCGATGAAGACGTTGTCGTTGTTGAGGACGTGGACGCGCCCCGTGTGCCCGAATGCGACCCGGAGAAGCTCAGCCATCCAGATGTCGTTGGTGCGGCTGTGGTTGCCCTGGTTGACGATCACGTCGACGTGCTGGGCCTTCTCCAACGCCTTCTCGACGATCCAGCGCATGACGCGGCTGTAGACCTTGATCATCTTCGGGAACCGACCGTCAGCGTCAAGCCTGTGGCCGCTGGCCTCGGTCTCCGCGCGGAAGTTCTCGTAGTGGGTGAAGTCACCAAGGTCGTTGATGACCATGCGCTCGCATGCCGGAGCTTCGTCGATCAGCAGTCCGATTGCACCGCACAACTCGGCTTCGGCGATCTTCAGGTCGAAGTTGACGCCAGTCTCCGCCGCGTGAGCGAGCATTCCGAAGTGAGCGTCGCCGATCTGGATCCACGGGATGACGTCAGTCTGAAAGTCGAGCGGCGCTTCAGCGACGGTGGCGGGCTCTACACCTTCGACAAATCCGTCGACGGCCTCACGGACCTGCTCGAGCCACAGCGCGTCAGGATGTTGCCGCTCCCATGTCTGGATGACCGAACCGTCGGCGTTCCGATGGACCGTCACCTTCCCCATCGTATAGCCGGCGGCGACCCCGGCCACCCAGTTGCCCGGGGCGAAGCCCTGAGCGGCGGCTTTCTTCTTCACCGCCTTGACCGCACCCTGAACAACCTGATGCTTGACGCCAAAACGCCGCGCCGCCTCCATCACACCGACCTCGTTCACGGCGTCGATGTACTGGGCTTGGATTCGCGTCGCGAATTCCTTCAGGCGAGGATCTACCTTTGGCGCAGGGCCATTATCGTTGTCACCGCGGGGCATAGAGATTCCTCAACTTGTGGTTGCGGGGAAGGACGTCGTCACGAGATCGTTCGAGTCCACCTGAACGGAGAGCCAGTGCCCGGCCAGCTTGATCCGGCCCCAGGCCATGGTGATCAGCGTCCCGATGGTGGTCGTGTTTTTGTTATTTCCCAGATATTTGGAGGCTGGCGGGTCGGAAGACTTGTCGACCGTCGGAGCCTTCATGAAGAGCTGTGAGATCCCCATCAGCGCCATTGAGGCGCCGGCGCTGAACAAGATCGAGCTGACAGCTACGCCAGCGATTTGGCCCAGCCCGGGGATGAACGCTGCTCCGATCAGTGCCGCGCCGAGGATGATCTGGCCAAACTTACCGCCGCCGCCATACATGCTCGGCACGAGGTGGATCTCGACGGCGTCCGTCGGCGCGCGCAGCTTCTCCTCGGTGTCGAAATCGAGGACATCAATACGAAGCTCACGCGGCCAGTCCGGGAGCTGACGTGACAATCCTTCGATCGCATCGGCCGGTACGTCGGTTTGGATCTCGAACTCGCGTCCGAACCGGTCGGCGAGCACTCCGTGGAGAATGATCTTCATGCGTTCACCACCACGTCGTCCTCGAGGACTTTGAAGGTGGCGACAGTTGGCTTGCCGTCGCGGATGCCGACAATGTGATGCTGGAGGCTCGGCCAGGCGCGAAAGCCGTTCATGTCCTCTTCGGACAGGTTGGGGTCACGCCCGGGGTGGGTGTGCCACGTTGCGACAGCCCCGGCGGCGAGCTGCTCGAAGAATGCCTTCGGGTCGATATGAAAACCCTTTTCGGGTTCTGCATGGATATTGGGCAGCTGCACGACGTCACCGTCGGCTGTGATGATCCCGCAGCACTCCGGCTCGCCAAAGCGCAGGTCATCTGCCTCAACGAAGTCAAGCAGATTGGACGCGATATCGGTCACGCAGCAGACTCCTGAGATCGGTGTCGGGGAGCTTCGGCCGGAGGTCGGGGACGTCCGGATGCCGAAGGATGAAAGCAGTCGAGTTGCGCCAGAAATCCCGGTACGGTTCGGCACAGCTGAAGCGACCCAGCCGGTGGTGGGTGATCATGTTGTCACCCACGTAGATCGCGAAATGATTGGGGTTGCTCTCACCGATCGCGAGACAGAGCACGTCGGCGGGCCGAAGATCTTTGAACTTCCAGTCGGTAACCATTTGGAAGCCTTCGCGCTCATGGAGCTTGCGGATCAGATCATCACTGTCCGCGCTCCAGTCGTGCGGTCGGGCGTAGTTGGTGATCGGGATCTGGAAATTGTCCCAGAAGAACTCCCGCCCATGCGCGAAGCAGTCGCGGACACCCGGGAGGAACGATCGCCCGCAGAGGTGCTCGTACTGCAGGATCACTGCTGCACCGCAGGGTATGCGGGAGGGAAATAGGCCCTGTACGGAAGAGTGAAGCCGAGAGAGTCTGAGGCCGTGGCCAGTTGTAGCTCGATCGAGAGACGGCTGTACTGCGGCACGCGCTTCACGCGATAGGAGCGCTCCTGCCTGATCAATCGATTGTTCAGCAGGTTGTCGAGCAGGATGACGATATGTTTGACAGTCCCGCCTTCGAGATAGCCGTCATAGACCAATGGCTTGAACGGCGAGAGGTCGACGGTGCCGTCACCGATGGTGAGTTTTGGAAGTAGAGAACTGCCGTCCGTCGACTTCTTGAAGCCGGTCATGGCGATCGGCAGGCCCTCATAGGTGTGACCCTGCCAGTCGACGTTGTTGTCGCCCTTGAAGTAGATCGTGCCGCTGCCGTCGTTGGGCGTGAGCTCGAAGAGGTCGATCTCCGCATCGGCCTCAAGCTTGTGGGCATCCTGGATATGTTCAGCGGGGATCGAGGTCACACGGCGCGGTGTATGGGTCACCGTTCGTGGTGGAACAGGACGGGCTGTGACTTAGGCCCGGAAGTGACCGGGTCACTTCATATGAAAAGGGCCGGAGCTTTCGCCCCGGCCCTTCCACTCACCGCAGAGAAGAGGCCCGTCTGCGGGAACTGGCTTAGGCGGCGTAGAGCCGGCCTGCGGCCTTGGTACCGATCTCGACGAGGCGCCCAGTGGCGGCTTCCGAGGCGGTGAGCAGGAGTCCACGCATTTCCCAGGGCATCGCGCCGTACTGGGTCTCGGTGAAGGACAGATTGAAACCCTTCGTGACCTGGACCTTGGGCGCAACGTAGACGACCGGGCGGCCGAAGTTGGCGAGCGTACCGACGATCTTGACCGAGAACAGGTCGCCCTGGTCCGTCGAACCGGCCTCCATCTCGGTCACGACCCAGACGACCGCACCGGCCGGGAAGCTCATTCCGGCTGGGATCGGGAAACCCGCAATCGACACCGTGTGATCGCCGGCCGCAAAGGTGGAATCCGCCGCGGCGCGGCACGGAAAAACATAGCCGTCGATTGTGGGATGCTGAATAAGGAGCGTGTCACCCGCTTTGATGACCGCAGCAGCCGAGCCGAGCGTGCTGAGCGCTTCACCCGGGATCGGATAATCGTTGAGCGTCAGCGAAACCGCCGCTGCCGCCGCTGCCGTCTTCAGCTTGCCACGAAGCGGCTGACGAGCAGCCGTGCCAAAACCTTGCGCGCGAAGCAGGTTGTCAGCCGAATATTCCTGAACGGAACCGGTGATCTGCGACTGTACATTCGTCCTCTTGGTGTCGACAAGCGCCTGGGCGATGCCGGCCGTCAGGTCGAGGTTCGAGCTGTCGACCACGACAGCGATTTCCTTCGCCAGGCCCACGGAGTGGTCGGCGGGGTTCAGGTCAAATACGGGGACGTCTCCGAACTTCGCCATCATCAGCGTGGCGCTCGAGAGCATGAAAGCGTTCTTCTTTGCCGACATGGCAGGGGCTCCTCATGGGGTGGGCAAACTGTCGATCACCCCTTTGAGAGCGCCCCATCGCGAACTCACGGCAAAGCGCGGCCACCGCAATCCACCGTTATGTCAGGACTCCGATCGTCACGCCGAGGGCAAGTTCAGCGCGCGTTACTTTCCGACCGTCGATGAGATCGTCATGCTGGATCACCTTACCGGTAATGATGCGCGACTGCTCAAAGCTCGCGCTCATGCGGAAGTCGCCCACTTCACGGTCAAGCGGTTCAATCGCTGCCCAGAACGTGCCGAGCTCGTCTAGGCCTTCATCTTTCTCGAGGTGGGTCACGACATCCGTAACCTTCTTGCGCCGCTGCCATTTGACTTGCTGGGTGGCTTCAAAGAGCCGCCAGCTCATCCAGATTGTCCCCTCGGGCTGTTCTGAGGGACCGTTGTCTCCAACAATAAAGACCGAGCCTCCCGGCGTGCGGATCACCATACCAGCGCGCACCGCTGACTTGGCGGTCGTACGCAGAACGTGTCGCGGATTGACGAAGGCATAGACCGGGATCTGCTTCTGGTCCGCTTCCGAGATGACACCGTGAATGACGCCACTACCGCCCTCGATAACGGTGAGCGGCACCTCGAAACGTCGTCCAAGTTTTGTCAGACTGGCCATGCTCAGTACCCCGGATTGTGATGAACGAGCTTCATCTCGAAAGCGTCGATGAGCCCTCCGGAGCTCGGGATGGCCTTCGGGATTTTCAGCGGCTCCCTGAAGCGGACTGTCAGTTGACCAAGGTGAGGATGTCGGAAGTCGAACGGCTTCCAAAGGCCATGCTGCTCGTAGAAGAGCTCGAGACGACGCGCGTTGTAACGCGGGTTGGTGCTCTGATCGAAAAGGCCCGTGCCCTTCAGGTACCAATACATGCCCTGCAGCTGCACGACGAAGCTCTTCTGATAAGGCACTCGCGGCTTGGATGAGAAGTACCAGCCGTTGAAGGACACACCTTTCCCATCCCCCGACGGGGGTTCAGTTTCCGGCACCATGTAGTCCGGACAGAAGTCGAAGAGATCGTTAGCCACCCTGTGCCACCTGTTTGATTAGCTGCTTGGTCGGACCGCCGCGGTAAATGTCGTTGGCGACTACCACGAGGACGTCATTCGGCCCCATCTGGGGCTTGTCCTCCGGGGCCACGACGTAGACGTTCATGTTCTGCATGGCCGGCGGTGGCATCACGACCTTGGGACCGAAATCGCGCATTGCCAGCGCGCCGCGCTCATTGAGCGCCCGCATGAAGTCAGGGCCTACGCTGTCGACTGCAGGCTTCCGAACGATCCACTCCCCGTTCGCAACCTTGCGATAAGTGCTGTCACGATTGGGAACGCCGTCACGAATGTGCTCGCCGCGGTAGGCTCCTTTGACCTTGCCGCCGTAGAGCATCCCGGCGTTGAGATCGATGCCCGATGCGGCTTCTGCCGACCGGGCATTCGCGATAACGGAGTCACCTGATTGCCCACCAATACCCAACGCCGCCTGGAGGATCTTCACGACGATCATCTTCGCAATGAGCTTGATCAGATACTGGATGATCGACTGGACCATGTTGCGGAAGGCTTCCCGCATGGACATGGTCCCGCTGATCACGTTCCCCAGGAACTCTTCCATCGACGCGGATACGGTTTCAAGCGCACCGCCCAGGTTCATTTTGATCATGTCGGCCCAAGAGGCCGTGAGGTTGTGTGCTTCGCGGAAGTTCTGGACCGCGCCAGCCCAGGCCTGGCTCATGCTCGTGGGCAGCTCGGCGAGACCACCGAAGCTCGCCTTGAGCTCGGCGTTGTCGTTCGTCAGGCCAACGATCTTGAGGTGCAGATCCTCGAGTGACTTCAGTGCCGGATCGATGTTCGTGAGCAGGTCGTGCTGCTTCGCGGCGTCCGAGACCCCGGCGATGTTGTTGAAGGCTGCGGTCAGGCCAGCGATACGCTGATCGTTGATACCGATTTGGGCGGCGTCGCGCTGATCCCTCGCGCGCGCGGCCTGGCGCTCGAGATTGGCTCGGACGTAATCGGGAACTTTGTTCTTGAGATCTTCGCGATCGAGCGAGCTCAGCCTCGACTGCACCATGTTGAGGCGGTGGTCGGCTTCCTCTTCGGCGGTCTTGGCGACGCGCTCGACAGCGTCGACCATGACCTGCAGCGCCTTGGCGATCTGCTCACCGACCTGGCGCTGCGTCTCTTCGCGCTTGGCACTGATCTCGCGATTGAGGTCGTCGATCATGTCCTTGCCGCGACCAGAGTTCGGATCGAGCTTCAGCTGTTTGATCTGGTCCCGGACCTGCTCGGTGCGGTCGGCGATCCACTGATCAAGAGCCTTGTCGACCCGCCCGATGTTCTGCTGCAGGCGATCGGGCGTCAGCGTCCTACTTTGCGCGACGATGAGCTCGCCTTCTGGCCCGGTTGAGACTTTGCCCCCAGGGTTCAGGAGCCCCTTGATTGCGTTCGACAGCTCGGCGGCCGATGCTTTCAGGCTCAGCGAGTCAGCGGCGCGCTCTTGACGGTTGGCCAGCCCCCCATGGTTCTTCTTTTTTGATTCCGGTGCTTCCGGGTGGGCCCCACTTCCGATGAAGCCTTCAAGCTGCTGAATGAGCGCGTCGTAGGCACCGGCCACGCTGGCGGTCTTGCCCTGCTTCGCCTTCTCATACTGTGCGATCTTCGCCTTGATCTGGGCATCAGGCTTGCCGGCCAGCGCCGATGTTTCGGCCTGGAGCGCGGCGCCCTTCTTCGTTGACAGCTGTCCTACGATGTCGAGCTGACCACGAGCCTGCTGTGACGCGCGCAGCGCATTCACGCCCTTGTCGAGCGAGACTGAGAACTCATCAACGAAGTGCTTAAGCTCGGCCGGGAGTTTTGCGGCAGCGTCGAACAGCTGCCGGCGGAGCGTATCATTGCCCGGGTCGGCGATGACTGACTGGTAGAGCCCCTGCACGTTCTTCGGCAGGCGATTGAACGCTCCGTTCTGGAGCCCCGTCTGGGTGATCGAGTTCGCCTGACCGATGAACTGTCCGCCCTGAGCGCGTGCGGCGACCGCCTGCGTTTGAAGCGCGCTGCCGAGAGTCCGCAGCTGCTCGAGCCGATAATTGCGAAGCGCCGCAGTCAGGTTGTCATAGCTGACCGTCGTGCTGTCGAGGTACGACGCAAGCCCCTGAAAGCGCGTGGAGAGTGTGGCGACTTCCGCCTGGAGCGCCATCTGATTGGAGCTGAGCTCCTTACCCCGAACGTAAACACGAGCCGTCGCGTCGTCGAGCGACGCGAGGACAGTGCGCTGCTTGCCAACAGCTTCTGTCGCCTGATTGAAGGCGGTCGTTGTCCGCTCAATCCCTTCAGCGTGAGCGTCTTCGGCGTCAGCGAGATCGTCCTTGATCCGCTGGTAGTCTTCCATCTGCTGCAGGATCTGAGCCTGCTTCTCGGTGTCGAAATAGCCCGTCGCCGAATACGCCCGCTCGAGCTTGGTGAGCGTTTCATCGGACAGGTTGTCATTGACCGTCTTGAAGTAGCTCTCGAGCGCGTCGGTGGCTGGCTTGATGGCATTGCTCGTCGTGTCGTTGACGATGTTCTTGAACCGCTGCCATTCGGCGGCGAGCGAGTCCTGACCCTTGGCCGCCGCTTCCGCCGCCTGGCCGATCTGGTTCTGAGCGATGATCTGCTGCTGGATCTCCTCACGATTGTTGCGGAGAACCAGGTACGCCGCGGCGGCGCGCGTCTCGAGCGTCTTGTAAGCCGCGGCGCTGTCAAAGCCGGCGGCGGCCAATCGGTTGAGCACCTCGGGCAAGCCGAGCTGATCGACGTCGATGTCGGCCATCGACAGGTGAAGCTTCTTGAGCTCCGCCGCGAGCGCTTTCGTCGGCGTCTGCAGGTCGACCAGGAATTGGCGGATGCCGGTTCCGATGGTCGAGCCTGAACGAATGCCGGCATTGGCCATCGTGGCCATGACAGCTGTCAGCTCCTCGAAGCTGATCTTGTTCTCGTGTGCGGTCGCACCGGCATATTGGATGCCGAGCGCCACCTGCTGGATGTTGAGCTTCGTGCGGTTCAACGCCGAAGCGAGCACGTCATTGATGTGAGCGGTTTCGCCGGCCTGCAACTGGAAGGCACCGATCGCTGCCGTGACCACATCCGTGGCTTCGGCGATCGAGGTACCCGACGCGGTGGCGAGCTGCGAGATGCTCTTGAGCGAGTCCGCGATTTCGCCCTGGGTGAAGCCCGCCTGGGCGAGGATTGTTGCGGACTGGGCGAGGTCGAGGGTCGAGAAGCGCGACTGCTTGCCGACATCGGCAATCGTCTGCGCGAGCTCGGCCTGCTGCGTCGCGGTCGCGCCCGAGATCGCACCGAGCTTGGCGATGGCATCCTCGAACTCGATCGAATAGGTGATGCCATCCTTGATCGCGCCGATCGTGGCGTAGATCGCCGCCGCCGCGGCGCCATAAGCCGCGGTGCGCGCGAAGATGCCGCCGACACCGGTACTCCCGAACAGGCCGCCCCCGCCTCCGTTGGCGGGCTTCTGCGCCTGACGGTTCGCGCGCTCCTGCTGGGCGGTCTCACTTTCGAGCGCCCGCACGCGCCGGTTAATGATCTGCAGCCGGGCCTCGTCGACCTTGAGCTGCTGCTCGGCACTGACCTTCTCCTGGCCGCTGAGTACCCGGGTCTTCTCGATCTGCCTCGCGATCGCCGCTTCGAGGTCAGCCTGGCGGATCTTGGCGCCGTTGAGCTCGAGCTGCGCGGCTAGAGCGCGCTCCTCGTTGCGACCGCTGCGAATATCGAGCGCGGCATTGATGCGGCCGTCGGAGGTTACGACCTTGTTGTTCGCGCGCTGCTCGGCCCCGATACGGCTCTCGGCCAGCTTCAGCCGCTCGCGCTCCTGCGCGATGATCAGGTGCAGCTGGCGATCTTCCTCGTTGCCGATCTTGCCGAGCATGCCTCGGGCTTCGGTGATGCGGTTGACCGCCAGGAGCCGCTGGTTCTCAAGATCTCGGAGTGTCGTCGCGTTCTGGACGTCACCGCGCATTGTCTCGCGGCCGTTCTTGAACCTGTTCTGCTCGGTCAGGCGCGCTTGTTCGCGCTCAGCCTGCATCGCTTGTGCGCGCTCGCGCTCCCAGCGTTGGGTGGCGAGCCGCTCCTTCGTCTGCTCGAGCTTGATCGCCGAGGCCGTCCGATCACGATCGTAGGAGGCCCACATCTGAGCCTCCTGGGACATCCGCTTTTGGGAGAGCTGGGTCTTCTGAGCCTCGAGCTGCTGCCAGGTGCGTTCCTCTTCCTGGGCGCGCTGGCGCATCTGCTGAGCCTGCACCGCCATCTGGCCTTGCGGCGAGGCAGCGAACACCTTGGCGTTGATGCTCTGGACGTTCTTTTCGAAGCGCTCGAGGGCCGAGATCGTCTTGTTGAAATCGCCGAGCGTCTTCTGGAGTGAGCCGCCGAAGCCATTCGCGGCTTCTCGAGCCTTCGTCTGGATCGCGGTTACGGAGGCCTGGATCTGCTGGACGCGGCGGGCGACCTCATCGAACGCCTTGAAGACGGCCTGGCCGTCTGCGTCGAGAATGACATCGGTTTCGACTGTGCCGCCGCTCATCCAGCACTCTCAACCGGAGCGGGGCAAGCATTTCACGTATTGGCTGTGACTTAGCAGGCCACCGCGCTCAGATTTTCGCGGCGGCCTGCCAAGTCCCCTTTGACGGGGAGATGTCCGGATCACCTCCTTTCGCAGCCAAAGCCAATTGTTCGGTAAGACCGGACGAAAAGTGACAACAGCAAAAAGGCGTCAACCAAAGTTCAGTGCGGCATTGATGTTTGCAATCGCGGCATCGAACGAAGGCGCGTCAGCCAAGTCGGTGTAGTCGCCCTTCACAAGCGAACCGTCGCCGCTCTTCTTGTCGCCGAAGACACCGTTCACCACCTCCGCGAAGGCGGTGAACTGGCACATCATGCGGGCATTGAGCTCACCCAGCTTGAGCTTCACTCGACCGACGAGCTCATAAAAACTCAGTCGCCAGTACAGTTCTTCGAGATCGCCCTCGTCGATCTCGAACGCCCAACAAATGCTTTCCTCGAAACTTAGCTCTGCGAACCAGAGGTCGAGGGGGCGGGTTGGGCCTGGTCCAGCTTGCTGGCCAATAGTTCGGCTAACTGCTTCAGCCCGCCCGCCGAGATCCCGAAAAAATACAGGAGGTGCCCCGTCGCCCACTGGAGAAGCTTGTTCATTTCATCGGGGTCGTCGAGACCAAGATCTTCGGCAGCTTTGAGCTCGGACTCGTCTTTGATGAGCTTCTTCTCCGGCGTCATGCAACGCCGGAGAATGTAATCACGGGCGTACGGATCCGCGGCGATCGTATCCACGATGGCCCCTGGATCGGGGACCATGCGCTGCAGATCCTGGTGAAGACCGTAGCTCATCTTGATCGTGTACTCGGACTCATCCTCGAGCTTGACCGTACAAGTCAGCGGAGGGCGCTCGAGACCGTTGGTTGTCGCAGCGGTCATGCTTGCACCGCCGGATCTTCCTGGACGATCTTGTCCAGGAGTAGCGCACGAAGAGCGCTGTCGAGCGAGATGTGCTTGTCCATCCCGAGGCGAAGGAGCCGATTGGCCAGCTGGTTGAGAGGGATACCCTCGGCTTGCGCCTTCTCAGCAAGCTCGAGGTAGAATGGGATTTCGACGCGAAGCGTAAAACTCCTGTGGGTTCGGTTGGACACGGTGGCTCCTTGCGTTGACGCTTGAGCCTTATGGTGCACCGCGGTTGCCGGTGTAGAGCGCGCTGTGACTTACCGCGTGCGCCCCGCGCCGTGGACTTCCTGCCACTTCCAGCGGTTGCCCTGAAAGCCCTGCTCGATGCGCTTGAACACGGCGTTCGGCATCGCTCGTGTCAGGAAATATCCGATGAACGGCTGGATTGTCGGCCGAAATGGCACTGTCTGCGGATTGCCGCCAAGGCGCCACGCGGCGCGCTCGCCGAGCATCGCCAGAAGCCCTGAGCCCCGCGGGTTCGAACCGAAATCACCAAGTCCTCCCCCGCCGAGCGCCGGCAGCATTCCTGGGGTGATCCGAGTCATGGCTTGCACGCGGATTGTCGCGATCGCGATCTTCGTGTCCGTATTGCGACTGTAATTCGTCGCGACCAATTTGGTGCTTCCGAGATCTTTTCGGTTCAGCGAAGTGTGCCTGTTGACCGAAACAGTGATGCCGCCGAAGGCGCCGGTCCACGCCTTTGGCGAGCGGAGTCCGCCAAGCACGGCGCCCGTCCGCTGGAACCATGCGTCACCTGCCCACTTGCGGGCTTGCATGTAGGATGGCTCGCGCCGCGGCCAGTCGCCGGTGAGTGATCGGACAAAGGTACCATTGAGTCCCGGCATGCCTTTCATCGCGTCGGACTCCGGCGCAACAGTGGACAGCGTCCCCGTTGGGCCTCGATTTCGGCCGGCGATGCCGATGACGTGCGTCATGAAGAGCTGGGCCATGTGATCGAGCTCACGCTCGATATCTGCCTGCATCCGTTCCTGGACCGTGCGCTTCAGCAGGTCGAACATTTTGTCGCCGTAAGAGACAGCGAAATCTTCAACGATCACCCGGGCGAAATTTTCGAAGCCGCGCGGCCTCAACTCCGAAGTGGTGGAGCCACCCTTCAGATGGTTGAACCTGAACCGTATCCTAAAGCTGGACATGGGGACTCTGCTCTCTCACGCCGGCTGCATGGCGAAGCTCTACAGCACGGTCTACAAATCCGTCGTCCGCGCGGTGAACGACCTGGTCAAGGACATTCAGTCCACCGTTGATCCCCAGGCGCTCTACTGGGCCTGGGAGAACCGAGACGACGAGGACAAGCTGCCTCGCGTGATGCTGGTCGGCGCCAACGGGTTCTCGTTCGACGAGAACCTCGGCCAGTGGCTGATCCGCTTCGGCGTCACGCTATCGACGGTCGACGACGCCAACCTGTTTCAGGAAGCCGATATCATCGACATGATCCACGACCGGTTCGGAGAGAAGCAGAAGATTTCACTCCGCGATCCTGACGACGGGAGCATCACGAACGAGCTCGTGTCAGTTCACTGGGAGGTGCTGCCGATGGTGCAGACCCAGGTCAGAAATTACCGCTCAATTGGCGTCGAGCTGCGGCGCACCGGAACCTAACAGCCTTCCATCACAGGGTCGGTCTTGCAGGCCGAACTGTGCAGCTCGGCCTGGTCAAGCTCATGCCGTTTCATGTCCCGGGCAATCTCAGGGTCGTTGGCGATCTTGTTCGCGAACTCGCGCGCCGCACTGAGCTCAGCCTTCGCCTGCTCAGGGCTTTCACCCTCATGGATCTTCTGGAGATAGATCTGAGCTTCGGCCTTCGTATAAGCATCGTCCGCGTCGGCTTGGGCCTTCGAGCACGCGGCCAGGGCCAGCGCGATAAGCAACACGGATGCTCTCATGGAGCCGGTGTTTAGCTTAAGCGGTGGTTCCTGTCACCGGGTCGTCGCGATTGATGGTCTGAACCAGCGATCCGAAGCTGCCGGCCAGATCGAGCTCTGGGTTCACCGCGGCAATCCCTTCGGCAATGTACTGATCGAGCTGGCCGCGGATCATGTTCCAATCGATCTTCTCGCGCTGGAACTGATCGGTGCCCGAGCTCTGCTTGGCAGCAAGCTTGACTTGCAGCGCAGGGATCTGACCAATTGCGGCTGTGGCTTCGATGGCGTCGCGTGCCTTGAGAGCAGCTGATCCAGCTGCGGCATCGAGCGCTGCCGCGGTGACTTGATCACGAAACCGGCTGTACGCCCCGACCAGGTCGATCGCTTCGTCTTCGAGCTCGTGCGTCTCGAGGCCAAGCTTGTTGCGAACGCCGCCCTCAGAAACTCCGAGAGGAAGGAAGGCGTCCAACCGATAGCGAAGCCGGCCGCTCTTCAGCAGGCCGGCAACGGTGTAGCTCCAATGCAGCTCCCGCGGCTCGGACAAAGCTCCAGCCTCGATAATTCCATTGTCGACCGCAGCCACAGCGATGACCGACGAAACGGCGGACGGGGCAGGCGTGACGGTGCCGTTCGTGACTTGCGAACCGGTGCCGTTGAGCAGCTCCCAGGTGATGTTGCCGTCCGGGAACCCGTCCGTGAACTCCACCAGTTGGGTGAGCGCCTGCCCCGCGCGCATTACTTGGCGCCGCGCCTGTTGCGAGCCGTCGGGGGCGCAACCGCTCCTTCAGTGATCGTTTCCGTGCCGGTCTCGCCGGTCTCGCCGGTCTCGCCGGTCTCGCCGGTCTCGCCGGTCTCGTCTACGATCGGAACCTCTTCGAGGTTAACTGCACCGATTTCCCGCAGATCGCCGTTGTCGAGGCGCTCTTGAATGAAAGCGGTGTGGGGGACGGTGGGATGCTCTCCGGGCAGAATCTCGCGGCCGGAAATGCGGTCCAGCAGCATGAAGTTGCCGGTGGTCTCGACGGTAATCTCTTTCATGGGATCTCCTATCCACAGGACTGGCTCGGCACATACATCGAGGGCCGCAACCGGGGTGCACCAGTAGAAAAGCCCCGAGGTTCGTGTGAACCCCGGGGCTTCCTAGTGACTAAGTCAGTTCAACCGATCAGGGATCGGCAGTGACTGCGTCGAGGTTCAGAATGTCGCGCGTGTCGGCGAAGACCAAACGGTAACCCGCATTCTTCGTCTTGACGTAGCGAACCTTCTGGTTCTCGATCGAGCGGACCGACTCTTCGATGTCCGAGCCGTTCTCGTTCAGCTCTTCGACCGTTTCGCCCTTGATGAAGCCAACGAGCTTCGACGCAGGGGCGGACGAGGACACCTCGAAGTTGACCTTCTGGTTGAACCGCGGGTTCTCGATCGCGACTTGGACGCCCGCCTTCGCGAGCACGTCAGTCATGGTCATGCCCTGGTACTGCGGCGTCGCAAACATGCGCTCCCACTCGAAGAACATGTCCCAGTTACCGAGGACCGTGTCGACCGGCACGCCCGCCTGAGCGCGGGTGATCAACCACTTGAGGAAGATCTCCCAGTTCATGCGGCCGGCGGCGATTGCGCCATTCCCGATGATCGACGCAGCGAGAGTGGAAGCGTTCGTCACGCTTGCCGCACCGTTGACGCCGTCGCCGTTGATCAGGAGATCGGTGACGATACCGACCTGTCCGATCTGCACCTCACGCTCGATGCGGTTTGCATACGGCGTGACGATGTCGAGGCTGATGCGACGCTCGAATTCGTAGGTGAACTCGTAGCCACCGCCGAACTTGTGGAACGTCACCGACTTGCTGTCGGTCTTCAGCGAACGGATCGGAATGCGCGCGCCTTCCGCGATCACGCCCGTCTGCTGATAGTCCTCGGCCTTGTCGTCGACAACGCGAGTGATCAGTTCGACACCGTTGGTGCCGCGGCTGTTCGCCAGCATGCCGCTCACGCTCTCAATCGAGCTCTGGCGATACTTCCACTGGACGACGTCATCGACGACTTCCGGGAAGAACGCGCGGGTACCCGGCTTGAACTGGAAGGTCTCGGCCGCGGCTTGCAGCACGATGCCCTGATCGAGGTCGTCGCGGAACGGAAGGCCAAGGTGCGCGAGCGCCACCTCATAGCCGTTCAGACCCGAGCCCTTAAAGGCACCGACGTTCGGGTCGATCGCGAGACGACAATAGTCCCGCATCGACAGCCCCGCGTTCTTCGCAGTCGCGACCAGCTTCTGACCAGCGTTGAGGGACTCAGACGGGTTGTCGCTCAGAAGCCCGGCGAGCACCTGATCGGCCGGCCTGCGGTTCCGTGCGATTTCAAGGAGAAGAGGGTTCATTTTGGGTGGTGCTCCTTACAGGCTCTCGACGACAGCGAAGTTGCTGCCAGCGATGGTGACGAGGGCGACCACGATGTTGACCTTGTGGTCGGGCGTCTTGGCGGCGCCGCTATTCGAGGCCCGAACCTCACCGTTGCCAGCGCCGACGACCGTGTCTCCACGGGCAACGACATTGAACCCGGTGAGCCCGGCCTTGATCGGCAGCAGCTCCTTGAATTTGCGCGCAACCGAACCGGTCTTGCCGGCGCCTTGCTGCGAGCGGTCCTCGTAAGCGTTAAGACGACCATCGATGGGATCGCCGTCACCGGCGAGCTTCATCGTGGCGTCGGCGGTCGCGTCGAGCGTGAGGGCCTTGCCAAGATCGGTCTGAGCGACAGCGCCGCTGATGTTGTAGGTGAAGATGAAGTCGTCGAGCGGGAAACCGTACGAGACTACCTTCCGCGGGTCATAAGTCATTGTCGAGGGTCTCCCTTATCGACGGTTGGTCTTGAAGGCGGACAGGCTCGCGGCCGGCTTCGCCTCGGTGGCACCCGAGCCAGCGCCGCCTTCGGAAGCGCCACCCGCGGGAATGATGGCCGTGAGGCCCCTGGTTTCGGCGTCGATCGCCGCGGTCAGATCCGCGACGGTCGTCGGAAGGTTCTCAACCGACTTGCCGGCTGCGGTGAGCAGCTTGGTCAGCGAGGCAGTGAGCCAGGTCGTGGCGGCGTCAGCGTCGGCCGTACGGTTCGCGGCGACCGCATTGTCCCGCTCGGAGGTGAGCGTCGCGATCTGCTCGTTCGCGGCGGTGAGCTGCGTCTGGAGTCCCTCGGCGCGCGTATTCGCGGCGGTGAGTGCAACCTCATGACCCGCAGCGGCGGCTTCGAGCACGCCGACCTTGGTCTTCGCGTCGATGAGATCTGCCGTAAGCTTGTTCGTATCCACTTGGTCTTCTCCTCGTGATGCCTGGCAGACCAGGCCGTCGATTTCGAAACCGCGGGCGGCGAGGCGCTGCGCGGATGCAGGCGCGAGCTTTGACGCCGAGCGACCCACAATTTTAGGTTTGTCCGCTGCACCGCGGGCCACCAGGCTGAGCTCGATGAGATCGGCGAGGCCGACCATGTTCACATGGACGCCGTCTTTTCCGATCTCATGATCGTTCGCGCAGGTGCGGGTGTAGAAGTTCTCGAAGTTCGCGCCCTCGCCGAGGTAGTCCCAGCCGCACTCCGAACAGAGGTAGGATGTCGGAAGGAACGAGATCGACACCTCGTCCAGCACGCTTTGATCGATGTCGTCGGCGAGCTTCGCTTCGGACGCCGCGAGATAGAAAAGCGTGCGGAGCTCGAACGAGCCGTCCGCGGAGTAATCGATGCCCGCGTCGACCACGCGCCCGTTGGGCATGTTCGACATGTTGTGGTTGGTCATCAACGGGATCGTGTTTCCCTTGTTGATGAAATCGGAGATCTGCTTGAGGGTCAGCGGGGTCGCAACCGCGCCTTCCCAGATCGTACCCTTCTTGCCGGGGAGTGGCTTGTTGTTCAGCGAGATCGCTTCGAAGACGGCGATCCCCTCAAGGCTCGTGTCTTCACCGACACGGTCCTTGATCAGCTGCTGCAGTTCGGGGGTGAGCTGGAGGCGCTTCATATTCCGAGCGCCTACGCGGCCACTCAGGGGCTCTTCGAGGAAAGAGCCGTCAACCGCTGTTCACCGCGACCGTGTCTCAATCTGAAACCGAGCTTTTCTTGCTCTGATTGTGAACCTTCGTTAACTACGCGCGGCTCAACACTGCATCAACAGAAGGGTTAGCCCGTGCAAGCCGTAAGTAACCTTCGTCACGCAGCCGGCCGAACCGTCCGCAATCTCAGGCGCAACCGCGTTGGCGGTGTCGGTCATGATTTTGCTGGCGACATTCGATTGCGGCTTCCCCACCTCGATATTCGCACCGTCTTTGACATCGGCGCCCACATCGGACTGACCGCAATCGAGTTCTCGGACGAGTTCCCGCAAGCCACGGTACACGCTTTCGAGCCGCACCCCGGAAACTTCTCCCGGATGCAATCGAACTGCGCCGGCAAGCCAGAGGTAAGGTTCTACAATCTCGGGATCGGCGCAGAACCTGGCACACTCCCGTTTCATTTCGACCCCGAGCACCCGACAATGGCCCGCGTCGTCAGCAACGGAGAAGAGGTCACGGATACCGTGGCGATCGATACCGTTGACCGCCTCTGCGACCAGCTTGGAATAACCCGCATCGACTTCATGAAGATCGACGTCGAGGGTCATGAAATTCCGGTTCTGGAGGGAGCGATCAGGATGCTCAGCGAAGGCAGGATTTCGCTTCTCAAGCTCGAAACCGCCATTGACCCGGATCTCTCTTATCACACCCAATTGTGGGACTTGTGCGAACTCCTTCAGCCGCTCGGCTACCGTTTGTTCGGCTTCTACGACCAGTGGGAGAACACGCTTTCAACTGAAAGCGCGAAACTGAGGCGGTTCGACGTGGCCTTCATCTCGCCGGGGATCATTCACAGAACCTAATTGTGCACCGTCACCGGCCCCTTGGCGGTTACACCGAGATCGGTGACATGAATATTGTCGATCGATCCGGAGAAGTTCTTCAGACCCATGAAGCCCCACACGCCATCATCGGGCGCAGTGAGATAGACCGTATATGAGCCGTTGGCGGTAATGTCCTTCGACATGCCGAAATTCTCCGGCGGCGTCGCGTGGTCCATCTGGTAGCTGTGACCGAAAATCTGCGGCGCGTCCGGTCCCCATTGGTTGTGGGGGACCTTCTGCGTGAAGCCGTCGCCGAGATCGTTGGTGCAGCTGTTGTGCGCCATGTTGCAATTGGCGAACCAGCGGGTGCGGACGCTATCCGACCACGCTTCCCAATAATCGGCGTGCTCGGTGCAGCCCGCCTGGCCGCCGGTATCGTAGCACGCTGCCATTTCATCGGACGACAGTTTCCACTTCCCGTCGAGGAATGACTGATCGACCGTGTAGGACAGTAACAGGGAAATCTGCGGCAGCTTGACCGCGTGGGCTGACAGGCAATGAACAATATTGTTACCCCAGCTGATGTGGTCACGGTGGTTCGGCGAGTCGACGTTCGTTCCGTCCCAGCAGGACGGCATGCCGATCGAGCGCGTGACACGTCCGCCAAGAGCGCAAACGTGGGCGTCCATGATCTCCTGGAGCGACGAATAGGCGCTGCCATATTGCGTGCCAGCTGGCTGTCCGCCCTCGCCGTTGGGGCCACCAGCGCACTGCCACGCCCCGCTGATGCCGCGAATGCTGCACCGCTCAGTGGTTGAGTTGCCAACGCTTACGGTATCGGCCGGGCCGCAGTTGTTGTCAGTGGTGGACGTGGCGTTGAACGAGCCTTTGTAGCCAAACGTGAAGCGAAGGCTGCGTGGGACGTTCTGGCAGGTAGCGGTGGGAGAAAATTCGGCGCACATGCTTGCGGCCGTACCCTGCGTTTCTCCTGCCGCCTTATAGGGCGAAATCAGCGTGATCGTCTCCGATCCGACCGTCATGGAATTGTTGAGCTGATATGTTCCGATCCCTCCAGACGTGCCCGTCAATTGCGAGACGATTTGCGTTCCGGCAGTAATACCCGTGCCCGTGATGAACTCGCCATCGGGGCTGATCGGATTGGTGACGCCTCCGGTTGCCGTGACGGTCAGGGTCGTCCCGGAAATAGAGCCGGTTAGGGAGACGCTCGAAGGTTGGGCGGGGTCAGACGGTCCCTTGTAGTAGACCAGCAGCGGGCCGGTTTTCTCGGCATCGCCGTTGCCGTCAAGGACTGCGGGAAACCAATAGCCCGAGCGGTTGATCGTGTTTTGTGGATCGGACGGGTTGCTACAGCTCGACTGCGCCTTCGTGCGGAAGTCGTTATAGGTCCAGCTGGGCTCCATGTTGGTCGCGCCGACGAGCTCGTGAAGGTGCGGCGACTGGGTGCCCGGATAAACCAGCGGATCGACGCGCTTGAAGCCGCCGCTGATGCAGCTGATACGCCACGAGCCGTTGCGCTCGGGATCGTCGCCGGGGCCGGTGGTGCTGCGAAGGATACCGCCGGCCTGCAATCCATTCGAGGTGGTGAAATTGTCCGCTACTGCCGAAACGGAAGCTGCGGTGATCCATGTTCCCGTGGGCGATGACGGCATCTTCACGCCAGCGAAGGCACGAAGTTTGCCGGTCCCGGTGATGCCCGAAACGTCGAAGGTGATCTTGTAACGATGCAGCTTTTTGACGAGGCTGCTCATCTGCATGAGCATCGCCATGCGGGTCGCGCTCGAGGCGACGCACTTGGATCCGGTGACTGCCCACCCGCTATCCGGCATCCACGAACCGGTGCTGTCGCAGCCAACGTCAGTATTGATCTCGACGGCATATGCCGGCGCGGAGACGCCGACGATGAGCGCAAGCGCGAGAAGGAGTTTCTTCATCATGGGGCGACAAATCCTGCGGGTGGGGTGCGGGTGAAACCGGAGAAGCGCATGGTGCACTGGCCGCCGTTGGCGAACTGTGCTGCTGGATAGAGAGCCGCAGAGCCCATCGCGGAGATGTCGAGACCGCCTACCCCGGTAGCGGGATTGGCGCTTGCTCCGGGGAGCCAGGAGCCAGCCGAGGCCCCATCGGCCGCGGCGACGCGCCACCAGACCTTCTTGGCATCGACATCGACGGCCATGTCCACGCCATCGCCAGTGACGTAGGTGGCATAACCTGAGTTCGCACTTCCGTTGTAGTCAGTGAAGCCGTTCTTCCAATAAGTCGCCATGTTGGCGTTCGCGGCGCCGTCCCCGAACAGCTCATGGTTGCCGCCCTGCGACAGCGTTGCCGTGGCGTTGGCAACCGCTGCGTACATATTGGCATTGTTCATCTTGTATTCGACGTAGAACTTGCCGGTCGATGGGTACGAACGGTTCGTGCGGATCGCCATGACGCCGCTGCCATCGACGCCCACTGCGGTGAGGTTGCCATTGCTCAGTGTGATCGTGCCGAATTTGTCGGTGGCGCTCCACGTCATCGCAACGACAGCATCGGTCGGGCTGATGGCGGGGCCAACGTAACTGTAGCCAAGGCCGTTGGGGCTGTTCGTGTAAACCGTGGGGCGCAGATACTGAGTGGCTGTGGGGGCGGTAAGGCCAGCGGCGGCGAGGCCGGAGCTTAGGTTCGCCCCGGATTGCAGATCGTCGTTGGTGAGTTCGTAGTAAACGTCCTGGACGCGCGTGGTGTTGTCCATGATCGAGCCGGAACTGAAAACCTCCCAGCGTGTCATGTAACCGGCATAGACCTTGGCCCCGAAGGTGATGTTCCAGGTCATCGGCGTCACGCCCGAGGCCGACGTCCGCGTGAACGCGGTGATGGCGTTCGTAAGATCGATCGCGACGGTCGCCGCCGTCGCTGCGGAGCGCGTCTCGGCCGATGGTCCGGTGCCGTTGGTCGCCACAACGCCAACCTTGAACGTCTTGCCGGCGTCGTTGTCGTTGACCAGCAGGGCGTCGTTGGTTGCCCCGCCGATGGCGACGAAGCCGCTGCCGCCGTCGGCGTACCATTGGTAGGCGTAGCCGGTCGGAGCGTTCGTCCACGTGCCCGTTGAGGCATAAAGCGTTTGCCCGACCACGGCATCGCCGGAGATGGCCGGGGCGACGGTGTTGACCGGAACCGCTCCGGTCACCGTCGTCGAAGTGAACGTGTCGCTCGTGGCGCCGACTGTCAGGGTCGTATTAACCGCTGTTGAAGCGCTTGCGGACGATGTGTGACGAACCGCCAAGGTGTCGCCGTTCACAACTGTAACTGGCCCAGCGCCCCAAGTGCCGCCGTTCTTCTGCAACTGGCTGGAGGCGTCACCGCTGATCGAGGCCGTGGCGCTGTCGCTGGCGCCAAGCCCAGCGATCGTGATCGTGTTCGATGTCTCGAGCGTGCTAAGCGGTGCACTGGGTACATCGGTGAAGCTGAAGGCGCTTGGTGACGTGTCGTTCAGATTAGAGACAGCGATCGCGAGCGTCGTCGAGCGCGGAGAATTGGCGCTGTCGGCCAAGGTCTCTACGATGGTAATATTGTGACTGGTGGCGGCCTCGTAATTGAGCAGAGATCCGTCCGCGACAGTGACCTGGCCGGTCGATGCGTTGATGGCGAACCGCCCAGCCGCGTTATCCGACAGGCTCTTAGTTGAGCCGGCGGTATACCCCGTCGGTGTTCCAACAATCGTGGTGTTCGCGGAATTCTCAGGAACGCTGAGCGAACCGGTAAGAGCAGCCAAGCTTGGCTGTTCGAAGACATTGCTGACTGACACGGCGAGGGTCGTCGAGCGCGGCGAGTTCGCGCTGTCAGCCAAGGTCTCAACGATGGTGATGTTGTGGCTGGTAGCTGCCTCGTAATTGAGCAGCGAGCCATTCGCGACGGTAATTTGTCCGGTCGATGCGTTGATCGAGAAGCGACCGCTAGCGTCGTCGGAAAGACTCTTCGTGGAACCCGCTGTGTACCCGGTCGGTGTGCCCACCACCGAGCCATTGGCCGAGTTTTCGGCGATGCTCAGGGAGCCGGTGAGCGCGGCCAGATTTGGCTGTTCGGAAACGTTGACGACGGTCACGGTCAGCGTCGTCGACCTGGGGGACCCTACCGCACCGGTCAGGGTCTCTACGATTGTCACTGAATGGCTTGTCGCAGCTTCGTAATTGGTCGGTGTTGCGGCCGCGACCAGGTTGCCGCCCGAGATCGTGAAGCGACCACCGGCGTCGTTCGAAAGAGATAGGGTCGAGCCACTCGATTTATTGAGGATCGAGCCCACCACCGTACCAGCCACGGAGTTCTCGGCGATGGTGCTGTTGTTGAGCCCAAGAGCCTGCAGCGCTGAGCTGGCGCCTTTGATGACCTTGAGCGCCTTCGAAGAAGGCCGGAGGACGACCCGATACCGGTTCATTCGACCCACCCGTAGATGTAGACGGTCCCTACCCAGAGCGGCGTCGGCTCAGGAGCCGTATTGTCGAGGACGACAAAGTCCTTGTTTGAGGCTGCGTAGATGACCTTGATGTCGGCGTTGGTGAGCTCGAGCAGCAGCTCGTCTGTCGTTGCTCCAGCAACGAGCGTCTTATTGATGCCCGTGCCGCACTCGAACGTGACGCTCACACCGGTCATGTCTCGGGGGAGGTCGTTGTCGTCGACGAAATTCACCGAAATGACGACACCCTGCCGGCCGTGCAGCTGGATATCGCCATTGTCGTCGACGATGTCGGGGATGATCTTCACGCGAAGGTCGTGACGTCGTCGAGCGCACGCTTCGAGGAAAGACGAGGCAACCGCGATCAACCAAGCAAAAAAGCGTAGCCATATTGTTTTCGCGCTGCCGCCACCGCTGCCTTCACGCCAATCGTGACGCCTGCCCAGATCGAGCTGGTGGTCGTCATTGAGAAGAATACGCCTCCAGTGGGCGCACCGCTTGGCGTCAGCTGATTGACGATGATTCCGCCGCCAGCGCCGCTCGCGGTCGACTGGTTGAAGATAAAGGCGTTGCTTCCTGCCTGTCCGCCCCACGACGGACTCGAATTGGTCGCAGCCGTGGCGCTGTCGCGGTCCGTGAAGAAGCAGGCCAGCACGAGGTCGTTGGCGGTAAGGTTGGCCTGCGCGATCGAGTTGGTTGTGAAGCTCGTCTGCGCGACGCTGGCGCCGGTAAATCCGCTAGTGATGAACGGCGTTGTCGCGTCGCAGCCGCTGAAGGTGATCAGTGTAGCGTCGGTATGATCTCCGCTATCGCCAACGGCGATGCCGCCGCTGATGTCAGTCGAACTGATGCTGGCCTTGTAATAGACGAAGCCCTTGGTGATGCCCGCTGCGCCAGGCGTGCCTGTAGTTGAAAGGCTATCGAGGAGGGTAAACCCTGTGGGGGTGGATGGGAGATTTTGCCCCGCCGTCTCGATGAGTAACAGGGCCGCTTCACCAGCCGTTGCGCCAGTGCCGAACGCGACGGTGATGCCCGCCGTGCCCGCCGCGAGAGTGGTGGAGACGCTCGTGCGGGTAACGCCCATGCCTTAGCTCCACTGGATACGTAGCGTGACAGTGATCCGCTTGGCGTTGTCGTTCGCGGAGACGCTCGCGCGCAGACAATCGCCCTGGGCAAGCACGGTACTACCCCACCCGGTGAGCGTCGTGTCCTGGTTCTTTTGCGCCGCGCTGGTGTTCGGCTTGTCCGTGCCGGCGATCGAGGCCACGGTGGGGAAATTGGCGTAGGTGCCGCGCAGAATATCGACCGAGCAGGTGGCACTGGTGTCAGTTGAGATCGTCCAGCCAACGATAGTCGCGGCACCGGGCAGATCCGGGAGATCCACTGTCTGGTTGGCGGCAATGACGGAACCACCCCCATCGATGACGAAGGTGATTGAGGCGTAGGTGGGGCTGAACGCCTGCGAGGAGTCTGAACTCCTCGTCAGAGCGCCGCTGTAGAACTTCATTAGCCGACGACCAGCGCTTTGATCGCGTTCGAGGCCGGCGCGCTTGAGAAGGTCAAGGTGACGTTGTTGACGTCGGTCGCAACCCAGTCGACCAGGATTGCTTCATTCGTCGAGGCAAGGCGCACGGAGACGGCCACGTCCTGGGTATTGAGATTGTGATTGAGTGCGATGCTCGTCGCGGCTCCGTTACCGACCGTGAACGCGACCTTTCGCGCAACGACTGCGGTGTCGATCGCCACGCCGGCCGCCGATACACTGATGCCCGTCGAGGGCTTGACCGAGAAGCTGTTGCCGGTGAGCAGCAGGCCGTTGCCGTTGGTGTAGCTCGTGCCACCCGTGAACTGGGTGATTGTGATGCTGGTCGTGCCGAGCGTGATTGCGCCGGTGTTCGCGCAGCGCCAAGTCGAGGCCCCATAGGTGCCACCTTCCTCGACGTACCAGGTTGCACCAGGTGTGATCTCGCCAGTTGCGTCGGCATCCGTTGCGCGCGACCAGGCGCCGGCTGCTACGACATAGACGCCGTTCTGACTGCCCGTAGTCTGCGCTGTCAGAAGAACTCGGTCACCCGCGACAAGGCTGACACTGTCGATCGTCTGGGTGCCCGTCAGCGCGACGTTGGCGACCGCGATCGCGCGGACGGAAGGCTTGCTGTCGATGCCAGCGGCGGCGTTCTGCACCTGCGCGTCGACATAATTCTTGGTCGCTGCGTCCTGTGGGTTCGTCGGATCCGTGACGTTGATGATCTTGTGCGAGGCCATCGACAGATCGACGTTCGGAGCCGCGAACTGATCGAGGCGATAGCCCTGAACGGTCGTCGCAAGATCGCTGATCGTCGCTGCCAGCTGGGTTCCAGTGTGGTTGGCGCGCGCCAGATAAAAAGCCGCGTTCTGGCCGTTCAGCAGCGCAGAATCCGTCGCCTTGTTCGCGAACGAGGTGCCGTTGTAGGTGAGCAGCTGATTGGTGGCAGTGTTGAAATAGGTTTGACCGACGGCGGGCGAGCTCGGATCCGCCGAGAGCGGATCGATAACGATGCTCTTCGCCGCGTTCTTCTGGAAGTCTTGAGCGTTGTAGATCTTCATCGGTCAGGGCTCCTACGAGAGGTCAGCGGAGCCCAGCGTGGGCTGACTGAAGGTGATGGTGAGGACGTTCTCGTCGAGGTGTTGGACGTCGGCGACGATCACGTCGCCAACCGAGTCACGGATCGAGACGACCGGATAGCGACCAAGATTGTGCGGAATCATCCACACCAGCTGAGCTGACGGCGCAGTCCAGGTGAAACCGCGCTCGGCGCGCACGGAATTGAACTCGCCCGCCACGCGCACGGTAAAATCCTGCAGACGTTCCTGAAGCGTGGTCAAGCGAGCGTGTCCTCATAAGACGAGATTGGTCTCGAAGAGCAGCACCAGATCGCCGGGATCGGGTATCTGCCCCGGTTCCACAGGAACCGGGCTTGCACTTTGAACAACGCGAAGCTGCGCGCTACGTGGAGCGAGCTGCACCACGGCGGTGGCGCCATCCCTCAGAACAATTCGCTCGATGCTCTTGGCTGTGATCGTGATCATGCAAAGCCGGTCACGAGCAATATGCCGCTCCACAGGTTATTGGCGGGGTCAGCCGTCTCATCGATAAGGGCGAAATCGGCCTTCTTGCCGACTAGGGTGTTGTAGAAGCCAACAGGGATCTCGAGGACTAGCTCATCCGTCGTGGCGCCCGCGATCAGCGTAATCGTGGCTCCGTCCTGGACATAGAGCTTCACCGTCGCGCCGGTCATATCCCGGGGCGAACCATCCTCCTGCTGGAAGAAGATCGGGATCCGAAGCCCCTCCTTCGCATGGAAGACGATGTCCCCTTCCTCGGTGATCGGTGATGGCATGCTGATCATACGTCGACCTCAAAGTGGAGCTTGGTTCCTGATCCAGGCTTCGAGGCGTTCGACTTCGCTGATTTCCCGCCTTCGGGTGCGAGCGACCGGCCATGGCTGTCCTGGTTCGGCGAGACACTCGTGACATCGACGTTCGCGGCTCCAGCGTTGGGGGCGAGAAAGTTCGTGCCGGAAAGTTCCGGTGTGCCGACGGGTGGCGGCCGACCGTACATCTCCATGTGATATTCGAGGTCGGTGATGAGCCCGGCTGACAGATCCTGTTTCAGGCGGGCCGACTTCATGACCTTCTGCGGCTCGAGCTCGAGGACCGGTCGGAGCTCGACCGGATTGAACCGCGCCTCGACGCGGCCCTGATAACCGGCCATGCGAGCCGCGAGCGTCAACGCTTGCGTGAGCACACCGCAGATCGAACGATTGAGACTGTCGGCGCCGAGCGCGAAGAGCCGCGCCTCGGTCCCCGCCACCTGCCCGCCGTCGGCTTTGCCGACGACTGCCGGCATGACTTTCAGCGCGGCCTGGTTCTGGGCATCGAGCACGTCGATGACACCTTGGATCTGCAGACCCGCGCCGGGGTTCTTGTCGTTAATGACTTTCGCCGTGACCGCGCTCGAGTGAACCAAAGCCTGGTCCGACCTGATCTGGTTGAGCGACGTCTTAATCTTGTTAATCTCGTCCTCGACGAACTTCCGCATCTCCTGCGGGTTCTGGCGAATGGTGACCGGTGCGTTCTGGATCAGCACCTCCTCCATCACCTCGAAGTCGAGGCGCGGGTAACCGACCACGCGCATGATGCGGTAGAGTTCGTTGATCACCTCCTGGCGTGCGGCGATCGTGTTGATCGCCGCCACGAAGGGCGAGAAGGTGTAGACGTCGGTCGGGTTCTGATGGAACCGGCTGACGAAGAAGCTCGGGATGTTGAGGTCTATCTGGACCTGGGCGCCTTTCGGCTTCTGCACGGGTGAGTACACACCCGGCTGCTTCTCGTTCCAGACCAGGCTGACCGGGTCGACGAGACGAAGCTCGGAGGGCACCATCTGTTTGTCGAAGACGAGCTCGGCCGCGTTCATGCCGCGGAGCAGCATGTAGTAACGCAGGTCTTGGGCCAGCCCCGACAGCAACGGCTTATTCGAGAAGCCGACGCTGTAGTCCGAGACAACCGTGAGCTGCTCAAGGATTTGACGCCCGAGCTGGATGCCTTGGGCGTCGAGCTGCGCGTTCGCGTCGAAAGCCCAGACCACCAGATCCGCACTCGAGGCGATCGTCAGGTAGGCGTGAACCGCAGCAGAGACGTCGGGATCGTGATTGACCGCGGCGTTGAGCAGGTCGCGAGAGTCCGACGTCAGTCGGCTGTCGTACAGCTGATTGAGGTGGTCACGGTACTGCGGTGCCGTCAGCAGCGGATTGTTGCCCTTGAAGGTCGGCGTGTAGCTCTTGCCGCCCTTGAGCTTCCCCTTGGGGAGAATGAGTTTGACGGGATTGAGGGACGCCATCAGCCGAGCCTCGACGCGCGCGCAGCGCTGCCCAGGAGATGGGTCTTCGCCTGGTCACCGGTATCGGCGCCATCGACCATGCTGGAGGTTGCGATAACCCCGCTCTGGGTCTGGTACATGTGCTCGCAGATCCTCCGGCTCAACAGATTGAAAGCCATCGAGTGGAAGAAGTGGTCGTTGCCGCTCGTCTTCTTCCACGTCGCTTCGGCGTTTGCGTCAGGGCTCTCATCGCGCACCATGTCGCAGAGGTGTGTGATGAGCGTCTCCCTCAAATGCGTGTAACCACCGATCACCATCTTCCTTTGAGAGATGGTCGCGAGCATCCGATCGAAGATCAGCGTCTGGTTGCCCGAGTAGTGGGTGAGGACTCCGAGCTCGTCCTTGTGCGGCGACAGCGCCGCGGTGCCGCGCCACTGGATTGGCATGACCAGCCCCGTCGTGAAGTCGCGGAGCGCGTCAGCGGTCGGAGTGAACGGGAACCGGTCGATCCCGGCAGAGGCGATGTTGTAGACCTTGCGAAGCTCGGCGATCCGCGCCTCGAGGCGCGAAACCGGTACCTGCTCGAAGAGGATCCAGACGGGCTCGCCGTTCTCGTTGTCGTACGAGAGGGTGAGGTAGCACTGGAAGCCAACGTCGACGCCCAGGAAGACGGGTATGTCGTGCGAGATGTTGGGGATCTCGGCGGACCCGCGCGCCATGCAGGCTTCGATGTCTTCCCGCTGGACCTGGCTGTCGGCTGAGTTGTGAGGTTCGCCGAGCACCGTGTTGTAGAAGCCGCGGATGAACCCCGATTTCAGGTACTTGGCGAGCTGGGTGAAGACATAGTCCGGTGACAGCCGGCCGGCGGAGAACGGTCGGACGTAGTAGCCACGGAAGGCCGTGCGGCTCGGATGTCGGGCGACCCATTCGCGGGTGCTGGCGTTTGCCAGGTCGAGCGCCCGGTGACAGCGCTCGCACTTCACATAGGTTTCGGAGAGATCCATCGTCGCGATGATCTCTGCGGTGAGGTCGGTGAACTTCTCGAGGTCGAGCTGCTCGAACTCGGGGCAGTGGACGAACTTCCGGGTGAAGAGCGGCACCTGCCAATGGTTGCAGGCCTCACAGCGGATCTCGTACTCGCGCTGGTCAGTGAGCTTGTAGTCCCGATCGATCCCGTAGCCCTTGAAGGTCGGGGTCGAGAACTTCTGCGTGATCCGCATCGACGAGTTCTGCAGACGCGACTGGTACAGACCGATCATGTCCTCGGGGGAGAGATCGAGCTCGTCGTGCATGAGGAAGTCGGCGGGGATCGAGGTCGCGTCGTCTTCGCCGCACCCGGTGATGTAGCCGAAGCTCTCGCGGATCTGGATCAGGCCGGTGGAACGGATCGGCTTGATGTCGGACGGCGGATTGAAGACGTCGTCGCGATCGAGGATCGGTTTGAGGCGGGTCTTGTAGACGCGCTTGAACATGTCCTCGTTCGGCAGCGAGAAGATGCCCGACACGGCGTCGTTGCGAGTGAGGATCCCAAGATATTTGCGGAGCTGAACCTCGGTGAGGCCCACCTGGGAGCATTTGATCACCGACATGTCGGGGTGCATGTCGTCGATGATCGCGCGCTGAAATTCGTAGCTCTGGAACGAGAACGGCACCGCACGACGGATCGTCGTGTTGTTGCAGATCCACTCGCTCATCGGCTGGGTCGAGGATCCAGCGCCGTAGCGTTGCCTGACGGTCTGGTAGAGGTCCTCGAACATCGGTGAGGGTTAACCGGGGTTTTGCATCCGGCAACAAGGGTGAAATGTGACTTGGTGGACAACCAAGTGACTGAGTCACATCAGAAAGTTGGCTGGAATTGAAATCGCCGACCCGGTCTTAGGGTCGGAATGAGCAATTACCCCACCCTGCGTCTCGGCGTGCTGCAAGGCATCGTCGATCTGAAAGCCGCGTGCGACGCCAAGCCAGGCTTTTTGCGGGCGTCAGATTGTCCCTACGACAACGACACCGTTTCCATCCTCGAGAAGCTGTTCAAGCCGGTCGAGATCGAGGTCATCAAGGAGGTGATCGTCGAGAAGCCGGAGCGCGGCAAGGTCGGCCGGCCGACGAACAAGAAAGAGCTGTCCGAAGACGACGCCGCCGAGCTCGAAAACGAAGCCAAGGAAATGCTGACCGAGCTTCGCCAGATGGCGAAGAAGGATGACGGTGCGCTCAAGGATCTCGACACCCAGACCAAGCTGACGATCCTCAAGACGAGGGCCTCGCTGATGGAGAAGCTGGTCTCGATCCGCGAGCGCTTCACCAGTTCGCGCAAGGTGCTGGAATTCCAGAACACCGTCGTCGGCATCCTCGACGACCTCATCCCCGAAGACATGCGCGACGAATTTCTGAAGCGCCTCGAGCCTTACCGGAGCTAATATGACAGACCGCGTTTTCGCCGACTTCGCCCCCTTCTACTGGGAGGCGGGGATCCCCGCCATGCCTCTCAAGGTGAGGAGCAAGGCACCGATCCTTTCGGAGTGGACCCAGTACGGCAGCAATATGCCGTCCGCCGCGGTTCGCGAGCACTGGCTGACCACTTATCCCCGCTCGAACATCGGTCTGCCATTTGGCCCGGCCAGCAAGCTCTGCGCGATCGACATCGACACCACCGATGAAGCGCTGGTCAAGGCGATTGAGGATTGCCTGCCGGCTACCCCTTGGCGCCGCGTCGGCAAGAAGGGCTGTGCACTGGTCTTCAAATGGCAGGGCCAGAAGAACTTCAAGATCCGATCCGACGAGGGGATGATCTGCGAGTTCCTCGGGCTCGGCAACCAGTTGGTCCTCCCACCCAGTATTCATCCTGATACGGGCGAAGCCTACACGGCGACGACGAACCTATGGGAGGTGATGGACCAGATCCCGGCGCTCGGGGTCGATATCGAGGACCGCCTGCGCGCGGCGCTCGGCGTCAAGGGCGTGACGCTCTCGCACGAAGGGCGCTCCAAGCCTCTGGACGTCGTCCCCTCCGGTGAGCGCGACATCCAGCTCGTCCGTCACGCCGGCTACCTCGCGCGCGTGGTCTTCGGGCTCGACAAGCAGACCAGGTTCTCGCTCGTCGAAGCGATGCAGCACATGCACCATTGGGTCGAGAACTTCACCGCGCGCGTCGCGGGCGACGACATGGATCCGCAAAAGGGCATCGCCAAGCTGCTCGAATTCCTCCTTCGCGACATCGAGGGTGGCCGCACCCTGCCCGAGGGATGGGACGCGAACCTGACTGACGAGCTGCGCGCTCACCCGACGATTGCGACGATCGCCGAGAAGAACAAGGCCGAACGCTGGGACTTCGTTCGGGCCCGCGAATGGCTGATCGAGCAAGTGAGTGCGAAACAGGACGACGACCGCTGGGCGCTGCAGAAGGTCCGCGAGGTCGTCGACAAGGTCGCCGCGGACGAGCAGTTCGACGAGTTCGAGTTCGACACCCTGATCCCAACGATCGAGAGCTGCCTCGGCAAGGGCGCGAAGATGGCGCGCGCCGCGATCAAGAAGATGTTCAAGGAAGCGCGCGCCACCGGCGGTGAGGTCGAGATGGCCGAAGATCACGAAGGCATCGCGCGCCAGGTGATCGAGGACATGGGTCGCGGTGGTGAGCTTCGCCACGCTCACGGCAGCTTCTGGCAGTGGAGCGGTTCGTGCTTCGCTCAGCTCACCGACGCGGTGATCTACCGGCACATTGCCGAGCGCGTGAAGGGCAACGTGCTGTCGAAGCGGCACTCCGACTACGCTGCGATCGTGAAGACGATCGGAATGCTGGTCGACGCGCCGCTTGAGGAAAACCCTGAGCTCGGGATCAACTTCGCCAACGGGTTTCTCGACATGAACCTGGCGCTGCACGAGCACTCGCCGACCTTCGGCAAGACCTTCACGATGCCGTTCAACTACGTCCCGGCCCGCCGGCACGAGTGCCACCGGTTTCTCGAGATGCTCGAGCGCGCGTGGGGCGACGATCCGGACTTCGACGACAAGGTGAAGGCGCTTCAGGAGGTCATGGCCGCGACGATGTTCGGCATCGGCCCGCGGTACCAGCGCGCCATACTTCTGTACGGCCAAGGTGGCACCGGCAAATCCCAGCTGCTCGATATCCTCGGGGCGATGATGCCCGACAACGCAGTTTGCGCGCTGCCGCCGCACAAGTGGGGCGAGCGGTTCTCGCTGACCTCGATGGTCGGCAAGGTGCTGAACGTCTGCGGCGAGCTCCCCGAGGATTCGATGATCTCCGGCGAGCGCTTCAAGGGCGTCGTCTGCGGCGAGCCGCAGGACACCGAGTACAAAGGCAAGGACGGGTTCACGTTCGCGCCGATGTGCGCGCACTGGTTCGCCTCGAACCACTTGCCGCGGTCGAGGGATACGTCGGACGGGTTCATCAGGCGTTGGATCATCTTCGAGTTCACCCGCAAGATCGCCGAGAGCGAGCGGATCCTCGACTTCTCCAAGATCGTGATTGCCGAGGAGCGCGAGGCGATCGCGGCCTGGGTGGTCGAGGCGTTGCCGCGGCTGCTGCAGCAGCGCGAGTACACCCTCCCCGCCTCACACCGTCGGTTGGAAAACCTAGTTTTACGGTCGAATAATTCCGTCGCCGCTTTCCTGCAGAGCTGCGAGCGAGTGAGGCCCGACGCCGAGAGCACCGCCGACTGCCGCACGGTGTTCGACCAGTACATCTTCTACATGAAGGACGTCAGCAAAGGTTACGGCGTCACCTTCGAGCGCTTCAAAGCGATGCTCGAGGGGCTCGGTTACAAGGTGGTCGAGTACTCCGACGAGATGAAAGTCACCCGTGACAGGGTGAAGGGGCTCAAAGTCGTGGTTCCGGCGGGGGTGAAGCCTTGAGCGTCTACGTCGAGCCTCACGCCCTGGCTCAAATGACTGCCGACTCCCCCGTTGAGCTGCTCGATGCGACCGAAAGGCTCGGCATCGAAGCGACCGGGGTCGTGGTGCAGCTTTCAGTCAGAACTCGCGGAATTGCTGTGGGTATGGGTGCGATCGAGCTGTCCAGGCGCGAATTTGTCGCGAAACTCGACGAAATTAACGACAATGGGCGCGGTTTTGGGCCTAATTTGGCTCAGATTTGCAGGTAATCGTACACAAATACGGGACTTGTGACTTAGGAAAAAGCGAAAATTACCCCCGGACAATTTGGGGATGATCCGTCTTAGTGTGACGTTTCCCCACAACAAGAACGTGGCACCCTTCCTCGCCTAAGTGCTTGGAAACGTTCATCTTTCTGGCACCATGTATAACGATGTCAGTGTGTTACTAATACTATACAAGTATTGGTATTCTACCTGGTAGGCCCGTCTATGGTGAGCACATGGACAGGCAAACGCCCCTCTCGGGAGCCACGGCTCTCTTTGTGCCCTCGCCACTGGCGGGGGCGCAAGGCGTGCGCGCTGCCCATGCTTGGGAAATTTCCCATATTTCAGGAGATTGTGACATGACTGCCATTGCATTCGATATCGCGCACTATGGCGAAACGACGGAAGACTTGCGTCAGAAGGGAGTTTCTTTCGAAAACAAGGCAACCGACTGGAGCCGAGAAGGCCTTTGCGGTCTCTTCTCCGGACGCATGACGGTTGGCGACATGACGGCGACACTATGCGCTATCCTGAAGCCCAAAATGGCCAACGGGAAGGCGGGAACAACGCTTTCCAGTCTTCGCAATGTGAAGGGCGGTGACGCTATCCGCAAGGTGGCGGAGGGCGTCATTGACGTCTTCGAAGCGTCCAACACTGGCGCTGTTGCGGAGGCTTTCCGCCCTGTTGCCATTGCCTTTGCGACGGCTTCACCGGACGCGCCCAAGTCTCTCAACGCACTACGCAAGGAGCTTGCCAAGCTGCGCGCTGAAGCGAGCAAGGCGGCCGTTGAGGCGGCGGACAACGCCAAGCCGGAAGGCGAAGGCGACGGCGAAGGCGAGGAAGCGCCGGAGGCGAAGACTTCGCTGGCCGTTGTCATTGAGCGCGCCGCGCTCGCCATTGCGGAGGCGTCCGCCGATGACCTTTTGCTGGCCGATGACGCGATTGCCTCACTGATGGAGACAATCAAGGCGCGTTATGCCGAAACCGCGGAGGCGGAAGAGGCACTCGCGGCCTGATCCACAAAGCCCCGTTTGGGAAATTTCCCAAACGGGGCTCTTGCGAGGCGCGCGGCCTTCCCCCTCCACCGCGCGCCTCACAAGAGCCCCGTTCGACAGGAGATCGACGCCATGCCTCGCGCCCACGTTCAAGGCTATGACAGCAACGCCGCGCAATTCGAGCGCATGGGCAATCCGTGGGTTTCCGAACGCGAGCGCGCGGAGTTTTCGGCCCCGAACAAGAAGGAGGCGCGCCAGAACCGCAATCCGCGACGCGGTGTGGATTTGGGAAATTTCCCAAAACCGGCGTTCGAGCGGTCCACTGATCCGCGCAAGCGGCGCCGCGATTTCATTGCCCTCGCGTTGTCCCGGGTGGGTGGATCGCGAACCATTGTCCCGACGATCGCGAAGCCCGACGACGCCGTGGTCCGCGCGCCGGGGTTGACCGAGCTCAAGCCGCTCACATCGGAGCAGCTGGCCTTGCGCCAAGCCCAGCGCGACGCCGTTGCGGCGCGGCTGGAGGCGGGCGCGCTCGCCTACGCTGCGAGCGAGGCCGCGAAGGCGGCCGAGCGCAAGCGTCTGGAAGCCATTGTGAAGGCCGCACAGAACCGACTCGCTGCTTTGGGCTGAAACTTGAAGTGACTAGGTCACTTGTGCGGGTTGGCGAGGGCCAGTTGCTTCTTTGGGCTGGAAATTGAAGTGACTAGGTCACTTGTGCGGGTTGGCGAGGGCCAGTTGCTTCTTTGGGCTGGAAATTGAAGTGACTAGGTCACTTGTGTGGGGTGCCAACTGTTGGTGTATTTTGCCAGCTTTGGGTGGCGACAGTAGACCATGTAACCCCAAGGTTACAGCGAAAGTATTCGTATAACCCCCTTATTTACTTCATCCGGCTTCTATAAATATATAAAAAATAATTATATATAGGGTACTAGTGACTAAGTCACTTCGAATTCCACGCCAAAGGAGCAACTGGCCTTTTGGTTGGCCCCCGCAAGTGACTTAGTCACTTCAAGTTTCACTCTATAGTTGCAACTCGCCCTCGCCGAACCCCTCGGCGAGGGCTTTTTCGTGGGAGTACGTCCGATGACTAAAATTCGTTTCACCAATCGCTGCATCGTCGAGGTCCGCACCAAGGTCGAACCCCGCGCGATCGTCACCAGCACCCGGCGGATTGCCGGCACCCTCCATCTGAGGCTCGCGTGATGCTGACCCGCATCGCTCTCGCCCTGATTGGGTGCGTTTGCATCTGGACCGGCGTGTTCGCTGGCCTGAACTTCAACCCGCCGCCGCACGCAGACCCCGGCGCCGTCAACGCCTGTTGGCTCACCTTCATCACCCTGATCATCGCGGGCCACGCCTTCGTGATCAGCTCAGTCTGGAGGCTCGTGAAATGACCGCCGCCGAATGCCTCGACATGGCTCTCAACGAGGAGCGCCTTGCCCGCGACTGCGGTGTCCACGACCCCGCCTTCGCCTTCCTGATCCGCGAGCGCGATTGGTGGCTCAACGAGGCCGCGCGCCTCGAGGAGATCGAAAACCAAGTGACCTAGTCACTTCTTCATCCACGAATGACGCCCGTGGGCTGATCTGAATATCAAGGCGTCACCGACGGGGACCGGACAGTCCCTCTTCTGAACTTCAACTTCAAAGCGGGCTCCGCCCCGCCACGGGAGAACTTTGCCATGATCAACACGACCCTGATCAGCGACCTGCCCCTGAGCAACGTCGCGAACATCGCACACTGGCAGGCCAATCAGGCCTTGCGGGCTGGACGAAAAGCTCAGGAGTTGCACCGTTTGGCGGACGCCATTGGCCTGCCCGATGCAGAATCCAAGACACGCGCTCAGGCTCTCTCGTTTGAACATGAGTTCAGCGTCCACACCAACAAGATGTACGACGTGCTGGAGGCCTCGCGCTATCCCACCCTGACCACCGAGGCGCTTGTCCGCACCCTTGGCCGCTCCAAGGCCATGGTCCTCAAGATCAACCGTCCGCTGATCAACCTCGCGCTCCGAAACCAATAATGGATTGGACCCGCACGATCGACGAGATCCTCGCCGTCTTCACCGACGGCGCGGACGTCGTCTTCAAGACCCGCGCCGGCCGCACGTTCCGTGTCTACGCGGAGTCCTTCATCCCCAACGCGAAGGCCTACGTCGTCGAGAAGATGAACGTCCCCGTCCGTATCCTCCACATGGGCGAGCGCTGCGAGTTCATCTTCGCCCTATGAAACACGGCAACTTCGTTTTCGAGGCACGCCCGAGCTGGGAGGGACATGAACGCGAAGTTCTGATCCTCGCCCTCACCCCGGGCATCCCCTTCGAGTGGATCATCAAGGTCACCCGCATGGGCTCCGTCCGCAAGGCCGCCCTCCGCAGGATGATCGAGGCGGTCACCACCGAGGACCACGCCAAGGCCGAAGAGAATGCTGCTTCAATCACCGAACAGGACGGTTTCCGGATGCTCAAGGTCATTCCTCACGACTACCGCGGCGCCATCCCTCTGTACGCCCAGCTGTGGCTCCAGAGCACGCCCCAGACCGACGCCGAAGTCGCCCGCATCCTGGGCGTCAAGCGCGAGCGCGTCTGCCGTTGGCGCAACACCAACAACTTCGATCCCCTTACCGGAGTACGTATCCATGGATGATCTCCACTGGATGATGATCGCCCTCGAGGCGGCAAACATCACCAACGAACGCCTCGGCCCAGATCACCCACCGTGCATCCTCGGCGACGAGATGAACGATGACGATCGCCGACAGGCTATCCGCGAGTATTTCGCCGAGGTCGAAGAGCTGACCGACGACGTTGTCGAGACAGCGCTCGATGAGCTCAAGCGTTGGGAAAATTCCCAACGCATCGCGATGCAGTTCGCCGACGCCCTGATCGGCTCCTTCATGCCGGCGAGGGCAGCGTGATCAACCCCTACCTCGCCTCCCAACTTAAGCACGCCAAGCGCGTCTTCGCCCGGTCCAACCGGCCCATCCTCGCCGCCGAGACCCGCAGCGTGCTCGGCGCCCTCGCCGACGCCCGTGAACCCGACGAGTCCGAGGCCCACCGCCTCGTTCGTCTCGCCTTTGGAGACCCGATCAATGCATGACATCTTAGTCCGCGCCCGCGAGCTTATCGCCGACCCTGCCCACTGGTGCCAGGAAGTCTACAGCTTCGACGGCCCCCTCACTGACCCTGACACGAGGTGTTTTTGCACCTTGGGCGCGATCAATCGCGCCGTCCTCGAGAAGCACCAGAAGCTCGGTGTATTCGAGCACGAAGACGACGCCATTAACTTCGCCGAAGGCACACCCGAGGCCGCGGCAGCGATCGAGCATCTTCACAAGATGCTCGACGGATGTTCCGTCGCTGAGTTCAACGACGAACACGATCATGAGGAAGTGATCGCCCTCCTCGATCAGGCGATCGCAGCATGACCCGCCTCGGCCACCGCACCTACCTCGACAACCCGAGGCTCATCCGCACCGAACGCAACGATGATCTCATCGAGCGCGTGATCCGCGCCAAACAGAGAGGATACCAGGACGATGTCCGTGTTGCAGCTTGACCTCAACAACCTCACCCCCGCCCACCTCGCCGAGGCCAAGCCTCACTGCGGTGACTACTGCCGTTACTTCGCGCCCTGCATCATCGGCACGATCGTGCCCAAGGAGCAGCGCCGAACGTTGGACTACAGCGACACGGAACATCCGAACCTGGCCGACTCCGCAATCGGCACGCTCCTCCAAAACCGGTTCGTCTCGTTCCCGAACAAGGGCCAGGAGAAAGACGCCATCGCCATGCAGGCCGCGTTCGATGCGGGCGACTGGGATGATGTTGAGCAGATCGCCGAGAGGTACATCAATGCTGCAGCTTGACCTCAACGACCTCACGTCCACCCACCTCGAGCAGTGTCGACCTCACCTGGGCACGTGCCAATACGCCTCACCCTGTATCATCGGCACGCTGATCCCGCCCGAGCTTCGCAAGAAGCTGGATGATGGGACGGTCCGCGACGAGGACGGCGTCGCCATGTTGCGCCCTTCGGTGTCGCGCCTGGTCGGCGCCAAGTTCATCCAATTCGCGGACGACGAGCAAGCGCACGACGCGCTCCGGATGCAACGCGCTTTCGATGTCGAGAACTGGGCCCGGGTCCAGGAGATAGCCTCGAGGTACATCACCCCATGACCGACCCCCTTCGCGCCCTGACCCAATGCGAGGACGCCGCGCGCGAACTCCGCAACATGATGAAGCGACGAGACACCGCTGTTGTCCCGTCCGACGTCGAGCGCCTCGCCAACGCTGTGACCCAGGGCTTCCAGGCTATTCGGGAGTTGTTGCAATGACCATCGAACTCGGCCGCACATACCGTGACGGCTACAATCGCCCGGTCCGCATCATCGCCACCGATGCGAAGAGATCCTTCACCCCGATCATCGGTCTCGTCACCACGGACGATGGCACCGAACTGATGGAAGCCTATCGCGAGACCGGCGAGGTCTACCCGATGAGCAACAGCAGGCGGAACCTCATCATTCCGCGCCGCTACATCGACCTCGAGAACGCCAAGAGCCTGATCCGCGCCCGCCAGGACGACTTTGCAATGGCTCACCTCAACATCATCCTCGAGGATCTCTCGACGATGCCGTTCGAGGAGCTGTGAATGACCGCTCCAACTACCCCGACTACTGAGCTCTGGGTCATCGGCAACGCCACCAAACAACCGTGGCTGCTGAACCTCCGTGGCCCTTACCCCAACCGGGCTCACGCCCAGCGCGCCATCAACTGGCAGCACACCTACCTCGACTACACACCCGACTACTGGAAGATCGTCACCACCGACGAGCTCCGGCAGTTGCTGCCGACGATGAACCGCGCTCCCTACACGCAAGAAGCCTGGGAACGCTTCAAGGAGACCATCAATGCCTAAACACACCGTCACCGTCTATCGTCCGGTCCTCGAGCGCGTCACCCTCGAAGTCGACGCCAGCTCAAAGTACGATGCCCAGGAACAGGCCCTCGAGAAGGCTGCGACGCTCCATGAGAGCGCCTGGTCGCCAATGGATCGGCGCCTGAACTGGTACTGTCCGGACAGCTTCGACCTCGAGCCATTCATCATGGACGAGGAGCCTCACCTCTTCGATTCCGAAGACGACGAATGACCGCCACCTGGACCCAAGCCCTTCGCGACGCGACCAAGAACCTGATCCGCGAGCCGCGAAAAACCGACCTCGATCAGGACATCTACAGCCGCGCGAGCGAGTACCTCGCAATCCCGATCGGTCACGAGTTCGAGCCCCACCAGGTCTCCTACACCCACTGCCTCCTGCAGCGCCTCGACAACTATCGCGAGCGCGCCAGTCACCTCGCCTTCAAGAAAGCCTGGGAAGATGCCCAAGAAGAGACTGTCTGACCTTCTCACCGACGACGACTACGACGCGATCTACCACGCGCTCGACGAGTTCGACGTCGGCATCGCCAGCTTCGACGATGTGCTTCGCGCCATCCTAAAGCCGCTCGTCCCGCACTTCGATCAGATCCGAAAGGAGCTGAGCGCGCGATGACCAGCGAGAACGAGATCTTTGATTTTCTCAAAGACGCAAGAAGCCACGTCGACCAGGCCTGTACCTACGCCGCCGAAGTGGTTCGCCGGCTGGAGCAGGAACCGAACTGTGTGACAGCTCGGAGCGCGCTCCAGTGGTACACTGAAGAGCTTCAGCGCCAGAGCAACAACCTCGAGAGCCTTCGCTCCGATCTTCTAATTCTGGCCCGCAAGATCTGACCTAGTCACATGCTCCACAACCACTCCCACTTCCCCAACTCCCTCCCTACCCCACCTTTCATGAAATACGTCCTGATGTTCCTCGGAGAGCCCGTCTACTCCTCAACCAACTGGCTCGACGTCCATCAGGTCGCACTCGCCAACGGCTACGCCGTCAACGCCAGGGGGTGTCTGTTCACCCTCATGCCCGGTGTCACCGTCGAAAAGATTAGGACACATTGATGCTCGACCAAATCAGACAGGCGATCTTCGCCCAGAACCTTCTGAGCTTCAGGTATGACGGCGAGAACCGCCTCGTCGAGCCCCACGCCCTCGGCTTCACGTCGAAGGGCAAACTCAGCGTCCGCGGGTTTCAGCCGGCCGGTGGTACCCACCGCGAGCTCGGCTGGAAGCTGTTCACCATCGAGAAGATCGAAGACCTGACGGTGCTGCCGCTCACCTTCGAATACGCCCGCCCCGGCTACGCCCTCGGCGATAAGCAGCTGCCCACGCTGGTGGCTCAGGTCGACGCCGTCTTCGCATGAACTACACCCAGGCCCGCGAGCGCACGCTCGCGGCTGGTGCCACCGACGCTGAGATCCAGCGCTACGCCGACAACCTCACCCCTTCAGTCCCAACCCGCAACATGATCGTCGCCCTGCAGCTGCACCCGTGGCTGAACAGCGCCGACGACTGGGCGCGGCTTGCTGGAGCAATGCTATGCCGGAAATCAAAGTCACCAAAACTGTAACGCGGACGGAGGTCACCAACGTCCGCGTCGAAGCCGACGAGCTCGAGGAGCTTCTCCGCGAACATCTGAACCTGCCGATCGGTGCCGAATTCAGCTGGCGGATCAACCGTTACGAGGACTTCGACGGCGTCGAGATCGTCCACAAAGCGACGGAGGTCGAGAGCGATGCCTGAAGCCATCTTCGACTACATGATCAGCGGGCGCCTGATGGCGCCAGCCGGATCCAAGCTTAACCCAACTGGTTCAGGAGTCATCCTGCCCGACGGGCGCGAGATCAAGCTCTGGGAACAGCTCGAGATCAACACACCCGGCGAAGATGACCACGAGAACATGGACCTCAATGAGGCCGCGGACCTCGGGATTTTCTACGACGGCGACTGTTGCGAGTTCGACGCTGTCGATCTCGGCGCTGAAACGCAACTGTGGCCGCCGAAATGAGCCGGCCCAGCTACGAAGAGGTGTTGAAGCGCCTCGCCCGCGTTGTCGCTTACGACGTTGAGCTTCAGCGCCTCGAGCTCCCACCGAACGGCGACGATTACAACGCTGTCCACCAGCTGCTGCTCGGTGGTGAGCTCCTCCTGCCTGAGAAGGAAGGCCGATGATCTTCTATATCGCCCTCGACGAGCACGGCCACCGCCAGCTTTGCGGCACCCAGGCCGACGCCAAGGCCATCAACAAGAACTTCGAGCAGATCGACATCCCGACCGACAAGACCGGTCTGATGGGGTTCGTGCAAACTCTGTTCCACAACAACGACACGCTTTGCGACCAGCTCGCTGAGCTCGACAACCTGCGCCACGATCTGACGTCTTCCATGGGGCGCGAGAACGACCTGTTGAACGACAAGCCCTCCTACGTCGACCAATCGGTCAACTGGGACGCGCTCTTCCCAACCCTTCCGCTCGCCCACCAGCTGCACTTCGCGGCCATGGCGATGGAGAATGCCCGTGAACGTTTATAGTCTCGACATTCAAATTGTCGCCACCGCCTACATCAAGGCCGAGTCCGAAGAGGAAGCCCGCAAGATCGCGAGCGACCTCCCCAATGACTTCATCGAGTTCTCCGATCGCCACCAGATCGTGGGCGATGACATCTGCGTCGACGGCACGCCCTTCCGGGGCCTCTGGGAGAACGACGAAACCACCGCGCTCTCGCCGGCCATGACGATCACCGGCGTTTTCAACCTCGAGGGCCTCGAGCTCGTCGAGGAAGACATCGACGTCGAGGAAGACGAAAATGTCGATTAACTGGCGCAAGCCACTCGAGTGGTCGACGGGCGAAGAGGCCAGCCTCGCACCCTACGACAACGCATACGACGGTCACCGTCACGTCTCCGGCTGCAAGGAATGGCTCAACATCACCGGCGACAATTATGTCGCCGTGAACGCCACGACGGGCCAGGTGCTCGGCTGCGAGGACGACTATCCTCACATCCGCAACGTGGCCGAACCCAAGAACCCACCGGTCTGGCTCCATCTATTCCACGGCCGCAGCGCGCCCGACGAGAAGCTGGAAGATTGGGGCTTTAACGGTCCCACCATCGGCCCGCTCGACTACGTCCATGTCACCTACATGTGCGACGTCAGGTACGGCTTCCAGAACGAGGAAGACGCCGCAAAATTCGGTCTCTCGATTGAGGGCCACTTCCCCCTTCATGGCGACCTGGTCGAGCACAAGGGCGCCTTCTACGGAGACTTCTCCATCAACGCTTTCAAACCCACCGGACTCTACCGCATCGACCTCATCGAAAAGTGTGACCCCGACGAGGTCATCCAATCCGAGAAGTTCGACGGTACCGAGCTCGAGGCCGAACAGCGCCTCGGCGAGGTCTGGAACTCCAGCATCTGCGCGACCGGCGAGGCCGGCCGCTACAAGGCTGAGCTCTACTGCATCAGCGGTGGCCAGCCCGTCCTGCGTCAGACGATCGAGCCCGAGGGCGACGATGACTGAGTTCAACTGGGACGACTACGCCAAGCACGTCGACGCACTGCGCGACATGGGCTGCGCCGTCGTCACGATCACGCCGGAAGACGCCCAGAGCGTCTTCGATGAAACCCTGCTCCCACACGAAGCCCACGCCTGGCTCCGGCACAACCACGACGACGTCGAGGGCGCGATCCTCGGCGAATACTGGGGTGACACCCTCCGAGACATCTATGTCGAAAATGACTGACCTCATCAGCCGCGGGGCGCTCCTCCAGGAGCTCTACGCAATCGGCAAGCGCGAGAACAACCTCGGCCGAGTGGCGCTCGTCTGTGAGTGCATCGACAAGGCCAAGGAAGCGCCCGCGATCAAACCCCAGGTCGTCGCCAACATCAGTGGCGGCATCCTGCAGGGTGCGAGCTCCGACTATCCGGTCGACCTCTACACGCTCGACTTCGAACACGACGGAGCCGAGGAGGACGAGCTCATCACCGTTGACGGTTCAACCGCCCTGTTCGGTGAGACCTTCATTAAAATCGATCCCGACTTCGTGGACGAGGTCATCGAAACGATCCTCGAAACCGTCGACGACCTCTGCTCGGTCGGGCTGCACAACTGGGGCGGTGAACCGTCCATTGGCGCCGAGTGCCTGCTGTGCGGGACTCAGTGCGAGGAAAAACATCTATGACCTACCCCGTCACCATGACCATCGAACCCCAGCGCGTCTGCGACATGTTTGTCGGCGCCTTCGAGGGCGGAAGCAACTATTGGCTCGGCCGAGGTCTGGTCCAGCTCGTGAAACCGGATCAGGCTGCCGTCGCGAACCCGGAGGGGGTCGTCTGGTGGGGTCGGACAGCACTCTATGAGCAGCCATTCGAGATCTCGATCTACGTCGTAGACGACGAAGAGACCAAGGTCATCGACAATGCCTCTGTGGAGAACGCGCTCCGCGTCATGGCTGAGAAGTATCCGCGTCACTTCGCTGACCTCGTCAACGAGAACGACGACGCCGACACGTCGGACGTGTTCCTGCAGTGCTGCCTCTTCGGGGAGCTGGTCTATGGCTAACCTCTACGCGCCTGACGGTACCCGCATCATCGGCACCTGCGAAACACTCAAAGGCACCTGTCTCTTCCACAACGAAGACATCACCATCGACACCGAGACTGGTGAGTTTCAATTCCAGTATGTCGGCGGAACCGAGGTGGATTGGAACGGCCAGGTGACCAGTCGCGACCAGTTCGGGATGCGGCTGTTCTTCGACGAGAATTACGGGATCTGGCCCGAGAGCGCACTGTGCCTGAAGTAATCGTCGACATGAAGTGGGAGACGGCCGTGCCGCTCCTGCTCGAGATCATCCAGAACGGCACACCTGCCGGCCGGCGCGACGCTCGCGACGAGCTGCTGCGCTGTGCCCGTATCGCGGACACCGCGGTGGTTGCCGCTAAAGCCGCTTCACCCGAACCCACGGCTGACTAGCCATGCAAATCGATATGGCACACCCACAGCCTCGTGGCTTCCTCGCCTGGATCGCCAACCCCAACGCTCGGGGCGTAGTCCTCGATCGTGAGTTTGACGACGACGAGAACCAGAAGCCTCTGACCGCCGAGCCGCTGGACTGGCACGAAAGCCGCCACTGGCCGGCTCTCGCTACCGACTGACTTAGTCACTTCTTCCGCAATCCAAGACTCTCAACCCCTGCTTAGGGGAGTGATCACCCATGCTATTGGACACTGAAGAGCGAACAGTCACGTCCGTGGGCCTCCAACAGGTGGCCCGCGCGACGATCAAGACGTCGCCCAAGATTTTCAACTTTTTCGCCGACCAAACCTACGCCAATAAACCGAAGGCCATCTGTAGGGAGCTAGCCGCTAACGCGGTCGACAGCCATGTGATGGCCGGCAAGGCGGACGAGCCGATCGAGATCTGGCTCCCAACCCTGCTCGACCCAACCTTCCGGGTCCGCGACCACGGACTGGGCATGAGCCACGAGTTCATGATGACCCAGTTCATGTGTTACGCCGACGGCTCGACGAAGGATCAGTCGAACCAGGCGATCGGTGGGTTCGGCATCGGCTCCAAATCACCATTTGCTTATGTTGACCAATACACGGTCAAAAGCATTTTTGATGGCATCGAGAGCGTCTACTCGATCTTCAAGGACGAGGATGGCATCCCGGCGATCGGCCTGTTGGGCCAGCGCGCGACGCAAGAGTCCAATGGCGTCAGCGTCGAGTTCCCGGTCCAGCCCGATGACTTCCGCACGTTCGAGGAAGCCGCGTTCGAGGCGCTCCGCTATTTCGAGCCGTTGCCCGACGTCAAGAATGCGAGTGAAGGCAGCTTCGCTCCGCCCAAATATGTGAGCCGCGGCGCCACCTGGGGCATGCGCGAACAGGCCGGCGATCTGCTCATCGTCATGGGCGGCGTGCCCTACCCGGTGAGCGTCAGCAACCTCTCTTACAAGTTCCCGAGCGATAGCCCGGCGCGCAAGCTGCTCGGTTACGGCTTGGACCTGCGCTTGCCGATCGGCACCTGCTCAGTTGCCTTGTCGCGCGAAGCGCTCAGCTACGATGACCGTACCATCGACGCGATCCGTGTCGCCTGCGAGAACGTGATCGAGGAGGTGAAGGCTTCCTTCGCCACCATGTTCGATCAGTACGACAACGCCTGGGAAGCCGCCGCCGCGCTGTTCCGCGAGGTCGGGGATAACGGCTACGGGGCGCGCGCCGAGTTCCTCAAAGAGAACGCACAGTGGAAGGGTGAGCCCCTCCACCTGACGCTCCAGTATCAGATGCTTGGCAGTCACGAATACGAGAAGAGGGTCGTGCCATGCTGGGGCTACCAGATCTGCAGCATTGAAGGCCGCAGCGACCGCGCTGGTCGCGGCGGACGTGTCCGCAAGGTCACGACCAGCTGGCAGCAGCCAGACAACGGCTTCAAGGGACAGGGCGGCTTCGCCCCCGGGCGTATCGCCACGCTCCTGATCGATGATCTGCCGCAGAAGTCCAGCTCGAAGGCCGCGCGCAAGATCAAGGAGTTCGCCGAGGAGACCGGCAATCGGATCCTGGTCGTGCGTCCTGATGAGGATCAGGCGCTCGAGATCAAGGACGTCCTCAATGGTTTCGGCAATCCGCCCGCCGATCAGGTCGTGCTGACGTCGAGCCTGCCTGAACCGGAAATCGACAGAGTTTACGTGAAGAACAAGGACCGACCCAAGGTCCGGATGTTCAGTTACGACGGAAGCCATATCCGGAGCTCGCGCGGCTACGGTTATTCGGACAGCATCAACCCCGGTCAATTCGGCAAGGATGGTGTCTACGAGATCCCATACGCCGACCAGCCCACCAGCGGTCTCCTCGTCGTCATGGAGCAATTCGAGATCCCGCGCGGCGAGATCCAGCAGCTTGTCAATGCCGGGTTGCTCAACTGGCGCGAGCTTCGCTTCGTCAATGCTGGCGACGCCAAGAAGCTCAACAAGCAGAATTGGACGATGTTCAACGTCGAGGCCGAGCGCCGCAAGAAGGAGAAGCTTAGTGCTTATCCTGAGCTCGCTCAGCGTCTCGCCCTCTCGAATGCCCACGAGATCAAGTGGCTGTTCGAGATGTTTGCCCGCAACCCCCAGCGCGACTTCACGTCGAGGAAGCCACTCGGGAAAATCTTCAAACTCTACCAACAGTACGTCGAACCGCTCGATCACGAGCAGAAGAAGCTCGCGCAGTTTGTCACCGCCAAGCTCCCTCGCGGCGTGAAGCCCGAGGAGCTTCGAGATCAATTCAAAGCCAAGCAGCCCAAAGCCAATCGGCTCCTGTCGCTGCTCCCGAACCACCTCGATGATGAGGACTTTGCTCTCCTCCAGGAGAACCTATGAACTACACCCTCACTGACACGTCGATCACCGTCCTTGACGAGTCGACGTTTGAGCCACGGACCATGCCCTCGACGCACCCCGCGTTCGAGGAGGTGGTCGAGGCCGTTCGAGCCGGCGATGCCGACGAGGTTCGCCGGATCATGGATCTACCGGCCGTGATCGCCGACTTCACCCAAGGCCTTGTCCAGGTTGTCGACCGTGTCCTGTATTTGAATGGTAGACCATTAGATACGAGCGCCACGCGCCGCGTCCTCCAGTTCATGGACCAGGGCCGGCCGGAGCTCGCCAAGCCGCTGTGCAACTTCATCGAAAAGGTCGCGCAGAACCCCAGCCGCCGAGCCGTCTACGGCCTGTACGATTGGGCCGAGAAGTCGGGCCTGCCGATCACCCCGGAAGGCGACATCATCGCCTGGAAGATCGTCAAGGAGGACTACCTCGACATCTACTCGAGCTCCTTCGACAACTCAGTCGGCAAGACCGTCGAGGTTCCACGCTACGAGGTCGACGAGAACCCGGACCAGACCTGCAGCCACGGTCTCCACGTTTGTTCCACCGCCTACCTGCCGCATTATGGCACCGGGCCCGGCTCGCGCGTCATGGTCGTCAGGGTCAACCCCAAGGACTTCGTCGCCGTGCCGCGTGACTACAACTGCTCGAAGGCGCGCGTCTGTCGCTACGAGGTGATCGCCGAAATGCCGCGGGAGAAGGCGAAGACCTACCTGCGCGACCAGTATGTCTACGACCCGAAGTTCAACAACTGCGGGTTCCGTGACGGCACGCTCGACTGCGACGTCGAGGTCGGCGAGTTCTACCGGATGCGCGACGGCCGGGTCGTCGAGATCCAGCGCTATGACGATGACGGCGCCGAATATCCGTACTGTGGTCGCATTGTCGGCGGCGACGGCGGCGAGCTCTCGTGGAGCTATGACGGCATCTACACGTCGCTCGAGGACGAGCACGAGTACGATCTGGTCGAGCACCTCGAGGACTTCGATCCGGATTTCGAGCCTAGCGCCGTGGCCGAGGCGCCGCGCAAGTCGCACTGGTTCACTCGCATGATCTTCGGCGACTGACCATGTCTGGATTGTTGATCAGCGACAGCACGAAGAAGGGCGGCTTGTCGCCACGAGCTGGCATGAAGAAGAAGGTGGCGCGCGCCGAGTTCGCTCGGCGTGCCCATCTCTCCGATGAAGTGCTGCTCAAGCGAGGCATGTCTGCCCGCCAAATCCGCCGACTTCGAAAGGCGGTTGGATGAAACAGATCCTCCACGTCGCCCAATGCACGATCGCCGCCAATCGCAAGAATGGCACGAACGAGCCGGCGATCATCGTCCGTAACTATCGGGGCGCCAAGCGCGCCCATGAGGTCGAGCTTGTCCACGACGGAAAGGTCGTGGGCAAGTTCGTCTACCGCCCACACGCCCCGTTGCCGTGCGGCGCACGCCTTTGGTTCGAGTCAAATTCGGAAGAATTGGAGCTCCGGACCTCCCAACATGAAGAAATCTTTGAGTTCAGAAAGGTGGCCTGATGGGCGCCGAAACTTTCAGCCAAGTTGCGAGCGGCAAGACCGCTCAAGAAGCCTTCCGTACCGCCCAGGAACAAGCCCGGTATGACTATGGTCATGCCGGCTACACCGGCACGATCGCCGAAAAACATGATTTCATCATGCTCAAGGTTTCGCCCGATAAGATCGAGGAGCTTAAAAGCAGCCCGTACTGCTACTACGACTACTCTGGAGACGACCCGCTCTGGGAAAAGGTCGATGACAAGTGGGGACCGGCCGGCTGCATCGATCTTGGTGATGGACGGTATCTTTTCTTCGGTTGGGCATCGAGCTGATGTCCCTCAAAGTCTCCCGCGACTTCGACACCGACGAGATCGTGCTTCGCATCAAGCGCGGCGGGGAAGCAGGTGGCTTTGCCCGCTTCCTGACCGCGTCAGCTGACGCGATCGAGCACGGCAAGATCACCGGTAACCCCAAAGGTAACCCCGTCAAGGTCGCGGACTCGCTCCGTTCGATCGCTGACAAAATGCACAGGCACAACGACGCATGATCCACGACCGCATCTACAAGCGCGACAGCCAGGGCCGGCTGCGCGTCTGGTTCATCGAGCAGGACGGCTCGCGGTACCGCGTGCACTCCGGCCTCGAGAAGATGGACGCCACTGTCGCCGTTACTGGCTGGACCCAGGCGCGCGCCGCGAGCCAGCCCACCGACCAGGCTCAGGCCGACTTCGAGATCGCTTCAGCTTACGAGAACAAGCTGACGCGCGAGTACCACCGCACGATCGAGGCCACCGATAGTGGCGCGCACTTCTTCAAGCCCATGCTGGCGAAGGAGTTCACCGGCTGGGATCCGAAGTGGCACGAAGTCGTCGTTCAACCCAAGCTCGACGGCATCCGCTGCATTGCGACCGAAGCCGGTCTCTTTAGCCGCCAGGGCAAGCCGATCACGGCGGTCCCGCATATTCACGCGCAGCTCATGCCGTTGTTCCAGGCCTACCCCGGCCTGGTACTCGACGGAGAGCTCTACAACCACGAGTACAAGGAGAACTTCAACGCGATCGTCTCGATCGTGCGGAAGCAGAATCCGACCGCCGACGAGCTCGAGCTCGCCGAGGCCAAGATCCAGTACCACGTCTACGACGTCCCCTCGAACAACGCCCGCTGCACGAAGACACGGCTCGAGATGCTCGGCTGCGCTGTGCGCGACCACGGCATCGAGGGTGCGATCGTGCTCGTTCCAACCGAGCGGGCCCACCACCGTGATTTGATCGATAGCCTCTACGGCATCTGGCTCGAGCAGGGGTACGAGGGCCAGATGGTCCGCCTGCCCGGCACCTACGAGCAGAAGCGGTCGAAGCTCCTCCTGAAGCGCAAGGAGTTCCAGGATGCGGAATACGAAGTCATCTCAATCGAGGAAGGCGAAGGCAACTGGGCCGGCGTTGCGAAAGCTGTCCGCTGCCGTCTTCCTGATGGTCGCGTTTTCGGAGCAGGCATCCGCGGATCGCGCGAGCGCGCTGCTGAACTCCTCCATGAAGCCCACAAAGTTGCGACTGTCCGCTTCTTTGCTCTGACGCCTGACGGCGTGCCCCGTTTCCCCGTCGTGACCAAGTTTCACGGCGCTGAGAGGACGCTCTGATGGCTGAGACCAAGATCATCCGCGAGATTACAATGGTCACGCGCCGTTGGCTCGACATCGATGACATCGAGCAGGCGCTGCGCGACCAGTACGATCTCCACGTCCAAGACGATATCAAGTTCGAATGGGAGACGGGCGGTTTGGACCATGTCCGCGGTGTCGAGATCGTCCACACGACCAGAGAGACGAAGGAAGGCTGATGAAAATCTCCTGCCTCTTCAGTGTCGACTGCAACTATGACCAGCCCGACCACAATTTGGTGTGCTGGTGGCAGAAGAAGCCGACGCTCGAACAACTTGCTGAAACGCTTACCGGTACGAAGCTCGCCAATCTCGATGAGGAAACAATCGTCGAGGTCGTCGCGATCTTCACCGGCAAGGAAGGCAAGATCAAACGGTATCACTACGACACCGTTTTCCGCATCCAGGACGTGACCGAAGGCTGCACGGTGAACCACGGTTGACCCCTCTTATCCTGTCGGTGTGACGAGCCTCTCGTCATGCCGGCCGGATGAGCAAGGCCAAACCGCAGAGCATCATCGCCGACTATCCGACCGTCGAATTGTCGGGTCCGCGTCGTCTCATTCTCAGCCTCGGCCAGTGTGGCCGCATGTTCGGTGTCGATCTTCCTGAAGATGCCGGCCCTATTACGGCCCGCGCCGAGCTTTCCGTTCCGCATCTCGATGAGAGCGGATGTCCACAGGATGCAGTCTTCCGTCGCTTCCTGCTCGACTAAGGAGCTTTCCTATTTCGTCACTCGCTGCCCTGCGCCGTCGCGCGGGGGTACTCAAACTTTTGTCGCCGCCTGACGCCAATCCCAAAGTCAAGAAGAACCAGAAGATCGGAGTGCTAACCACGGTACTGCACCTGGCGCCGGGGAACATGTCCGGTCACGAGGTGTGCCCAAAGCGAAGTGCAGGCTGCTCAGCTGCCTGCCTCCACTTCGCCGGTGACCCCTCGCGCCTAGAGCGAAAGACCAAGGCCCGTGTCGCCAAGACCAGGCTGTTCTTCTCTGACCGCAACTTGTTCATGAACATCCTCGTGCTCGAGCTCTTGGCGCATGTCCGCGCCGCAAAGCGGAAGGGTATGAAGCCTGGGGCCCGCCTCAACGGAACGAGCGATATCGTTTGGGAGAAGAAGCGTTTCATTCTCTTCCCGGAAGTCGCCGCGCAGCTCGGCCGTAGCGGTGACAACATCATCGACCTGTTCCCGGAGATGAGCTTCTACGACTACACGAAGATCCCGGGGCGGACCTCGCCGGCCAACTATCACCTGACCTTTAGCGAGTCTGAAACCAATTCTGTTGAAGTTGCGCGCGAAATGGCTCGAGGGATGAACATCGCTTCCGTCTTCGTTGGCGGGTTACCGGGAAACCATCTCGGTAGAACGGTCATTGACGGAGACGAACATGACTATAGACCAGCGGATCCAGCCCGCGTCGTCGTGGGTCTGAAGGTTAAGGGCGTAAAAGGCAAAGCCGACCGATCGGGGTTCGTTCAGAATTCTGTAGTGCTCGGTCTGGCAGCATGATCGATGGGTGTCAGAACCCGGACTCTGCTAGGCGTGGATTTCCCCGCCGAACTCGCTGCGTGCTTGGCGGTGCGCTGCAACCTGGCTTCGAGAAGCCGGGGGCGGCGCGCCATGTCCAGGGCCCTTCCGGGCTTAAAAGCCGTCGGCCTGTCGCAGAGCAGGTTCTGACCCCCCGGTGAAGGAGCTCTTCACAAAGAGCTTAGGAGAACAAACCTAGAACATTTCGCTTGCGTTATAGGAAACTTCCTATCACATGCTTAGCGGATGACGAGAGTCGTGGCGTATGTGGAGACGGATTTGGGGCGAACCAGTGCCCGACGCGCAGGAGCGTCAGGTCAATGCCTCGCTTGCGAGACACTTGATCACTGGTGGGCTGTTCCTGGAGCAATTGCTTGGCAACTACGCCTGCGGCCTCGTAGCGCTCGAAACCTTCTTCGGCACACCCGACGGCGAAGTGACCGCCGACTATGTATCGCACCGGCTCGGTGGGCTCATCAGCGAAGACACTGCCCGTCGCCGACTCAACGACATGGGCAAGCGAAATATAGTCACAATACGAAAGGCCGGTCGGGGCATTTATTTCAAGCTCAGACCAGAGCTGGCCGAGGCGGCGATTTCCTTCATGAAAGGAGAACCGATTGTGCTCCCGGCGTCGGAGAGAGCCGCCTAACTGAGTTAACGAAAGATGACCGCAATTTGCGGCAAGTTTTCCTTGCGGTGGAGTCACTTAACAATCAAAGGGGCCTCGCCGAATTAACATCCTGTAATGGGGATTTAACGTTGCAGCCCGGAGGTGCTGCGCGATGTGAATGCTGTTGAGCAAGTGACTTAGTCACTTGGTGAGACACGGGGCAACAAGCTCGGTAACAACGGTTAGGAGGGTCATGAAAGATCGCTCTGAACCACTTTCAAACTTGGCATTTTCAGCCTTCGCACATAATGAAGCGCCCCCTACGGGGGGCCTCAACATGACGAAGGATGAGATGCTGCTGAAATTGCTCGATGAGCTTTGCCGCTCGTGGATGGAAACATCGACGCCGGTTGAGATTGGTTCGGACCTCGAAAAGGTCCGGATGCTGAAGGAGGCTCGAGCTCAGATTACAGAGGGGAGACCCTCCGAATTGGTTCAACAGCTATACAGAGAGGTTTTCCTTCGAGATGTGTGGAGCGGGGACAGAAATCAGTCGGGGAGTACAGCGTAAACAGCTGTTGTCTGAACGCGATGAGCGTATCATCGAGTTCATGCGCCAGGGAAGGCCAGTTGCCGTTATTGCGGAACTGGAAGGGTTGGAGCCCGACTATTGTCGAAAAGCTACCCGCCGCCTCTCCGCTGATTACTGTATCGACTATAATCCTGACCGAGAACCGGTAACTTCGCTTTTGGGCGAGGCAAGCCGGCGCTTCCGCAACAACATCGCGAACGTCCTCTATCAGTTCCGCAACAAGCCCTGCCAGCACCCGCTGGCCGTCGCTCGCGACACTGGGCTTACTCAGGCTCAACAGATCCTTGCGTCCGAACGTGGCGGACGCCACAACTTCAAGCTCACCGAGCTTGAGCGGCTTGCCGTGGCGACGGAGCAGGATTTCACGAGGATGATGATTATTGCACTCTTGAAAGGCACGACGGAGGCGGACCAGCTCCGGCTCCAACGGGTGCTGGCATGTCTGAACAGCTAACCCGCTTCTTTACCGCCGCACAGCGCCTCCGCCGGTCCGAACGAGCACTCGTTCGGGCCGGTGCTGTTATGGAGCTCGAGGATCTGGCCGTCGAGGCTCAGAACCATAAGCTCAAGTCGAGGATCGCTGAATTGCTCAACGCTCAAAGGGCGAAGGCGTCATGAGTCTAGTTCATCAACTTGCCGCGAAAGCTTCGGTGCTCACCGGCTCCGAGGTGATCATCCACCGCACCGGACCCTTCGTTCATCCCCGTCGCTTCCGCATCCAGGTGAAGCGCGGTGAAGCCTCTTTCACCTTCGGTGAGGCCGATTTGATCGAGACCAAGGCGCGGCTAGCCATGATCTGTGATCTCGTCGAAATGGGGTTCGTGTCCACCACCAACCACTGACTTAGTCACTTGCCCCGGAGCCTTGGACGACGAGGCTTCGGGGCTCTTACTGCCTGCGGTTCACCTTTGTTGGAGAACCGTCCATGCTCGACCCGGGCCACGCCCCTTTTCGCTCTCAATTCAGCCGCGATATCTTCAACCAGAAATACCGGCATGACGGTGCTGAGAGCTGGGACGAGCTCGCGAACACGCTCGTGCTCGACGTCTGCAAGGAGCACCTGTCGATTGGGGATATGACCCAATTGGCCGAATATATTTCGGAGATGAAGTTCATCCCCGGCGGGCGCTATCTCTACTATGCCGGTCGACCTAACCCCTTCTTCAACAACTGTTATTTGCTGCGCGCGGAAGAGGACACTCGAGAGGATTGGGCGAACCTGTCATGGAAATCGGAAAGTTGCTTGATGACCGGTGGGGGCATCGGGGCGGATTACTCGATCTACCGGCCGGCTGGTGCACGAATTGCTCGTACCGGCGGCGTGGCGTCGGGACCAATCCCGAAGATGGAAATGATCAACGAGATCGGCCGGCGGGTGATGCAGGGTGGCTCCCGAAGGAGTGCGATCTATGCCTCCCTTAACTGGGCCCACGATGACGCCGCGAAATTCCTCGTGTCCAAGAACTGGGACGAGATGGTCGTCGCCGGTACCGGCGGGCTCACGATCTGGGATCTGAAGCAGGCCGACTTCAACTATCCGGCGCCGCTCGACATGACCAACATCTCGCTCAATTACGATGACGAGTGGGGCTTCGACGCGACGCACCCGACATTCGTCAAGAATGTTGAACAGGCGCTCCGCACCGCAGAGCCGGGCTTTAGTTTCAACTTCGGTCCGCATCGGAACGAGACACTCCGTAACGCCTGCACCGAGGTGACGTCCGAGGATGACAGCGACGTCTGCAACCTTGGAAGCCTCAACCTGGGGCGGATCGAATCCATCTCTGAATTGCGCGACGTTATCCAGCTCGCCACCAAATTCCTGATCTGCGGCACGCTTCGCGCGAAGTTGCCGTACGACAAGGTGTATGACATCCGTCAGAAGAACCGGCGCCTCGGCCTCGGCCTGATGGGCGTGCATGAATGGTTGATCAAACGAGGATACCGTTATGAAGTCACCGACGAACTTCACACCTGGCTTGGAGTCTACGCTGACGAGTCTGATGATGTGTCCGCGGATTTCTCCGACCGCCTTGGCATCTCTCGCCCGTGCGCTAACCGTGCCATCGCCCCGACAGGCACTATCGGAATTATGGCCGGCACTACCACTGGGATCGAGCCTCTTTTCGCGGTTGCTTACCAGCGTCGATACCTGAAGAACGGCACGGACTGGCACTACCAGTTCGTCGTCGACGGCACCGCCAAGGTGATGATCGAGGAGTATGGCGTTGACCCGGAGAACCTCGAGGGCGCTATCGATCTCGCTGCCGACTACGAGCGCCGCATCAAGTTCCAGGCGGATGTCCAGGACTATGTCGACATGGCGATCAGCTCGACCATCAACCTGCCCAAGTGGGGCAGCGAGCTGAACAATCCTGACACCGTGCCGGAGTTCGCAAAGACGCTGGCCAAGTACGCACCGCGGCTCAGGGGCTTCACCTGTTATCCAGACGGCGCGCGCGGCGGACAGCCCCTCACCCCGGTCTCCTACAAGGAGGCCAAGCTGCACGAGGGCCAGGTCTTCGCCGAGACGTTCACTGATATCTGCGATCTAACAGGCGGCGGGACATGTGGCAGCTGACTTAGTCACTTGCCCCAGCACTTGAGACGAGGGAGTCCGTCAGCGTTAGTTGGCGGGCTCCTTTCGTTTCAGGAGCCCACATGAACGACCAATCTGCGATCTTGGACGGAGCGCCAGTTTCGGCCGCGCGAGCCGTCCAGCTCGGTGAGGGCATCGAGCTGCTCAACGGCCAGATGTTCGACTTCTTCCATCCCGAGCGCACAGAGCTCGAGCTCGAAGAGATCATCCATACGCTATCGAACGTCTGTCGCTTCGCCGGTCACGTCCACTACTTTTTCTCGGTAGCACAGCACCTGCTGAACGCGACCTATTTGGCGCCGCCAGGTCATCGCCGCGACGCAGGCCTGCACGACACTTCCGAAGGCTTCACGAACGACATCGTGACGCCACTGAAATTCGCTATCCCGACGTTCGGAGAGATCGAGCGGATCATCGAGCCCGACATGGCTCGGCGTTTCCGCTTCCGCTATCCCCTGTCGCCCGAGGTTAAGCTCGTCGACCTGCAGTTGTTGGCGGTCGAAAAATCGGTCCTTAAGCCCTCGTCCAGTCATTGGGCGGTGCTCGACGGTATTCCCTTTGAGCACATAAAGGTTTCAACGCTCCCATACTGGCTCGAGCGGATCATTCATCCGTTCCGACGTAAGAAGGCTCTGTTCATGGGTCCGATGACGCCGAAGCAGGCAAAGCGCGCCCTGCTCAAGCGTCTGAACGAGCTTCAGCATGAGGAGCTGCGGCCATGACGCGCTTCCTCCAGAAACAGGTCGTTCACGCCGCCTACTACAATCGTGATCTGGACGAGGATCTACCCAGCTGTGAGTTCACGGCAGAAGCTGGCGACGTCTTCACGCTGATGTGCGGAATGGTGCATCTCGATCTCGACGATCCCATCGCTTTGGAGATCGACGGCGAGCGTGTCTACGAAGGCGCCGCCGGCCACGACCTACTCGATGTCCTCGCGACGCTCGGTTGTCGCTACGTCGAGGAGCCAGTCCAATGACGGCTCCGATGACGCTGAACGATTATCAGCACGCCGCCGTCGGCACCGCCATCTACCCCGGGCGTCACTCGGCGCTGGGCCTCTGCTACACGGGTCTCAAGCTTAACGGCGAGGCCGGTGAGGTTGCCGAGAACATCGGCAAAGCGATCCGCGACGATGCCTTCGGACAACCGAAGGAGATCGGCGGTGGCGGCACTGTCCAGACGCCGCTGACGCCTGAGCGCCGCGAGAAGCTGCTCAAGGAGCTTGGTGACACCCTCTGGTACATCGCCGCCGCGGCCGATGAACTCGGCTTCACGCTCGAGAGCATCGCCCAGGAGAACATCGACAAGCTGCGTGACCGTAAGGAGCGCGGCGTGCTCGGTGGGTCTGGGGACGATCGCTGAATGCTCGTCGCGGCCGGTATCCTCGGCGTGCTGCTCGGCATGCTCAATTACTTGCTGCTCGTTACCGGCCGCGTCGTCCCCGACGGCGCGGCCTACCTCATCATCAACATTGCCGCGGTGGCGCTCGTTCTCGCGTCGCTCTTCCAACAATTCAACCTGCCCACGCTGATGATCAACGTCTTCTACGGCGGGGTTTCTATTTGGGGACTATGCAAATGCTCACCGAAGAACAGTATCTCCTGATCTGCCTCATGGAGGAATGCGACGAGGTGTCGCAGCGCGTCGCGAAGGCGCTTCGCTTCGGCCTCGACGAGGTTCAGGTCGGTCAGGACCAAACCAACCGGGAACGTCTGCTTGGCGAGCTCGATGACCTCTATACCGTCGCCCACGAACTCAGGTTTCGCCAAATCGTCGCGCAGCCGGCGCCGAACATCACCAAGATGCAGAAGATCGCGAAGTTCATGGGGTACTCGCGCGAAATGGGTCAGCTGGAAGCAGCATGACCCTCTTCTGGCTCTACATCATCATCGGCTCGTGCTGCGTCGCCGCCAACGCCTATCGCATTGCAGATGAGGTGCCGGATCCGGGGAACATCGCCTCGGCCGTTGCGACCGGTCTGAAGTGGATCGTGACGTGGCCGTGGTGGGTGTTCAGGAAATGATCGCCAAAGCCGATCTGGTCCACGGCGCCTATTACTACGGCTCGTGCCGGAATGCCTCCGTCGCCCGTTGGAACGGTGAGACCGAAAGGTTCATCTACTGGCGTCACAAGTTCGGTGACCGCTTCGCCGAAGAGATCAATCACCCCGAAGACGACGACGGCTTTGACCTGTTCAAGCCGCGGGAGATCGTCAGCTGGGGTGTCGACGAGATCCCTCTCCATGCCTAGCGGCCCCGCCACCATCCTCGGTGGCCTGCCCGTGATTGCCGACGTCTCGTTCGGTTACGACTCCTACGCCATGGAGCACTGGGCGGATGTCGGCGAGATCTATTGGCAGAAGCGAAACGGCGAAAAGGGCAAGCCGATCCCGCAGCACCTCCGAGACCGAGCTGAGAAGTACGATCCGTATTTCTCGACCGTGATCGAGCAGGTCCAGGACCACCTCATTATGGAGCAGGCAAGGGATGACCAGCCAGACGGCTTCCTTACCTTCGGATAAACCGACCCTTCGGGAGTACCAAGTCCAAGATCTCGCCTTTCATATCGCTCACCCCAAGTCTCTGAACGAGTCCGACCCCGGTACCGGTAAGACGCCGACAGCATGTGTGCTGTTCTATTATTGGTGGGCACGAAAGCGCGCGCGGACCGTCTGGTCGATGCCTTTGTCGCTCATGGAAAAGAACCGTGAGGAGCTGCTGCGCTTCACGGACTTCGCCCCTGAAGACGTGGTCATCATGGAAAGCGACTTCGACACGCTCACCAAGAGCTGGGAAGGCGCGACGTTCACGCGGCAGAAGGAGATCGACACCGCTCGCTGCTGGGTGATCGACAACCCTGGCAAGCCGACCACCGTTTATGAGCTGCAGAAGGCCAACCCCGGCATCCCGATCATCGAGGTCAGCCAGGAAGGCTACCGCGAGTTCGGGAAACGGACCAAGGTTGACGGCAAGATGCAGCTGTTGCCGTGGGCGGCAAACGCACCCGACGGTATCCAAGTCCGCATCGTGAGCGGACCTGACGGCAAGCCGCTGAAGGAGAAGATCTTCGAGCCGGAGCTCGCCAAGGATCTGATCAAGACGCCGCAGATCAAGGTCGGACGCAAACTGGTTCCGGTGACCGACCCGAAGGTGTTCATCTGCACCTTCGCGTTCCTTCGGAATAACTGGGAGCGGCTGCTCGACACCTGGCCCGACATCAAGATGTACGGCATCGACGAGCTTCACATGGGCTACTCGACGCCGAGCTCCGAGCAGACCGCTTCATTCTATCAGGTGAATGACCACTGCGACGGCCTGCTGGCGATGACCGGAACGCTGATCGACGGCCGGCTCGACAGCGCCTTCCCGGTGATCCACGCGATCGAGCCTCGCTATTACGGCGGCCTGCCTGGCTTCATTCATGAGCACGCCGCTTGGATCAACGACTTCGGCAAGGTCGAGAGCTGGAAGAATGAGGAAAAGCTCCGAGCGATCCTGAAGCTGCATAGCGTCAAGCACTCATTTGAAGAGGTGTACGGCAAGGAGCCGGTGCACTTCGAAACTGTGCTGCTCGAGATGTTCGAGGAGCAGCGCGCTGCCTATGACGAGTTCCACGAGCAAGCGATGCTCGAACTCGAGGACGGTCGGATCCTCGACGGCTCGCTGCCGGGTGTGGCCGTCATCCGTGCGACGCAGATCATGGCGCATCCCGAGACGATGGGCCTCGCGAAGAACGAGACCACCGCCAAGGACAAGAAGCTCATGGAGTACGCCGTCGAGGGCCGGCCGATGCTGGTCTTCTCTGCGGCCGTTGCCGAACAGGAGCGCTGCGTCGCTCGGCTGGAGTCCTGCGGATTGCGCGTGGGACTGATCAACAATTCCGTCTCGATGAAAGCTCGAGGCGCGATCGATCGAGATTTCCGTGCAGGAAAGCTCGACGCCATCGTCGGCTCCGGCCCCACAGTGGCCGTGGGCTATAATTGGGAGCGCGCTGACCACGTCGTCGGCGTCTCCTGGGACTACAAGGACGTCAACTTCGTCCAGGCTTACCGCCGCGCCAGCCGCGGGTCGCGGACTTCGGTCCTGCGCGTCACGACGCTGGCTTACGAAGATTCCATCGACCTTCGGAAGATGGATATTCTCACGAGCAAGTCACAGCTCGCTAATCGGGTCGACGAGACCCGTAGGGTGCTCCAGTTCTGGTAGCATCTGACTCAGTCACTTCTCTGTAACCCTTAGAAAATTTCGCTTCGTGGTCTCAAAGAGATCACTCCACAACTTTGAAAGGTACTTCGATTATGGGTAATCCCGCTTCTGCTCTCGACAGCGTCATGGCCGAAGCTGAAGCAGCCGCTGCTGCGGTTGTTTCGGTTCCTGTGCCCCTCCCGGGCAACGCCACGGACCTCGTTCCGGCCACTCCTGCCAACACCAATCTTGCCCGTCCGACGATCGAGGACTTCCTCGACGGCGGTGGAATGGACGTCGACACCTATCTCAAGGTGAACGCGGAAGGTTTCCGCATCGGTGACAAGATGCAGGGCCTGCTCGAGGAGGTGATTGCCGAGATCGATATGTCGGAGGTCACTCCGATCTATCAGTCGCGGCATGAGGCTGGTGGCAAGACCACCTTCCTCAAGACCTACGACGGCTCGACCACGCCGGAAGGCAAATCGTTCGACTCCGAGTTCCAGCGCCTGTCGCGGATCAACGTGAAGAACGACGGCCCCTTCCAGACGGCCGAAATCCCGCTGACGCTTATCGACGATGTCGAAGATCCGAAGAAGTCCTCTTCGGTGAAGATCGACGCGGGCACTCGCGTCGGCCTGACGCCGTCGAAGACTGGCTTCCGCGCCTTCCAGGCGTTCGGCAAGTCACTTCGCCGCACCAATCCGGACGCTCTGAACGGTGTGCTGAAGGTCAAGCTGACCCACGAGAAGAAGACCAACACGGCCGGCAATGAGTGGGGCGTGCTCAACTTCGAGCTGGTCGACTGATGCAGACGGCGGTCGTATCTCCCCTCCCCTCGACGGCCGCCTCTGAGAGGCGGGGGCCACCTGGCCCCCGCCTCATTTCCTTTGCCGAGCGGTGGTTCGATATCCCGTCAGGGTCGATCTCAAACCCAAAGCGCAAGGGCGGCAATATCTCCCGGGCTCGCTTCGCCGTCGCCCACGTCCTCAATAGCGAGTGCGGCTACAGCTACCCGCGCATCGCTGACCTTTTCAATCTGCAGGACCACGGCGGCGTTCTCCGTGGGGCCCGCAAAGCCGAACAGCTGCTTCGCAGCGACGAGATTTTCTTCAACGGCGTCAAGCTGTTGAAAGCGGAGATTGCACCGCAGTGATCCACCTCTACGACGGCAACAACGTCATGCTGCGTGACCTGGACAAGGTCGGTGGCGAGCGGATCGGCCTGCGCCGCCGCTACGACATGAGCACCAACGGCATCCACATCTGGTGCTGGGACGGCCGCAACCACAATGAGCGGCGACGGATGCTCTATCCGGCGTACAAGATGAACCGTACCCCGATGGCCGAGGATCGCTTCGCGCAGATCGGTGTGTTCCGCGAGGCTCTCTCGCACTCGAGCTGCTATCAGGTTGAGTGCGATGGCTGGGAGGCCGACGACGTTATCGGAGCACTGGTACACCGGTTTGCGAGCCGGCAGGCTGGCGGTGACAGGTATGGCAAGTCTGCGCCGATCCCCGTCACCGTCCACACCAACGACCTCGATTACTGGCAGCTGATGCAGTACTCGAACGTGACGATCGACGGCATCCGCCCGCAGGCGGTGCCGAATTGTGAGCCGCACCACATCCCCTTGTACAAGGCCCTCGTCGGCGATCCGTCCGACAACATCATCGGGGTGAAGGGCTTCGGAACGAAGTCTTGGAATGTCCTTTCGCCATCTGACCGCAAGAAGCTGCTTCGCGCGATCGAAGAGAACAGCCCCGAGCTGATCCATGAGCTGCCGCTACCGACGCGGCCTCGCAACCTTCTCCTCAATTCGGAGAGCCGAAAAGAGGCGCGCAATGCCCTCGCCGTTACTCGGTTCCTTCCTGTCCCCGAAGCCGAGCTCGATGCCGGCATGAAACAAGGCGTCCTCAATCGCGAGGCCGCGAACGCCCTCTTCAGGAGGTTCTTCCTCTGAAAAATTACCACGAAATTATCGACAAAGCCGTCCGTGAAGCCGCCGCAAGCGGTATGACTGTTGGGGACATAGTTCACCCGCTCGCGAACATGACTGCGACAATCCTCGCCAACGCCGTGGTCACGAACAAGCTCGACGCCGCTGAAGAGATCGAAGCCATTCTTACCATGACGGAGGAGCTCTATGAGCAGTACCTCGATGCATATCTCAAGCAGACTGCTTGACGCCCGTTCACCGGACGAACTGTTTCAACGAGCCGTTGAAGAGCTGTCCAACGCCTCAATTCTGGGACTGGACTGCGAGACCACCGACGAGGAGACAGCTCACCCCGGCATCCAGTCCTACCGCAATAAGAAGCGGTGGGTCTTCGATCATCGTCGCACGACGATGACCGGCTTCTCATTCTACGCCGATGGGAGCGATACCGCTTGGTACGTCAACCTGGCGCACGCCGACATCGAGAACCGGATGCCGCGACGCAAGGCGGATGTGCTGCTCGCCGCGATCCCTGAGAACTGCCTGATCCTCGCCCACAACGCGCCGTTCGAACTGGTCATGTTCGAGCAGTGCCTGGGGGTTATTTTACGAAATATTTTGTGCACCCTGCAGCTCGCGGTCACCCATCACGGGCCCGACGAGTATGACGCGCAGTTGTTCTTCGCCCAGCCACTCCAGCATCTGATCAAGCACCGCAAGGCGATCGAGCAGGCGTTCGCGAACTACGACCCCGAGACCCGCGGCCGGAGCCTCACGAGCGAGCAGCAGGAGCTGCTGTCGCTGTTCATCGGCAAGACCTCGACGGCGGCTCATTCGTACAACGGTTTCGTTAGCGAGATCGCGTTCGGCTATAATTTGAAGAAGCTCGTCAAGAGCCTCTTCGGCTTCCAGATGACGACGTACGACGAAGTGCTGAAAGCTCACGGCGCCAAGCACATGGGCGAGCTCACCGGTGAGCAGGTGGCCAACTACGGCGCGGACGACGCCTACTGGGCCGTGCGCGTGTTCCACCATCTGAAGGATGATCTGCTTCGTACCAATCCGAAGGTGCTGCAGACGTTCCTGAGCCAGGAAAACCCGATGGTCCGGGTGTTCGCTGACAACTGGCGCGATGGGCTCCGGCTCAACCTTCAGGAGGTATTCGACCGGCGCGACATGGAGCGCGCGGCGATGGCCGACCTGCTCCGTCAGTTCAAGGCGCAGATCAGCGCCTACCTGCCGTTCCCGGAGGAACCCAGCGAGAAGCTGCTCGAGCGCCAGGGCAAGTGGTATAAGGATGGCAGCTGGCAGAAATATCGCAAGCGCATCACCGATTGGTGCGCGCTGCCCGACAGCGCCGACACGTTCGAGCAGGTTACGCAATGCTCGAACCCGATTGGCAATGCCTGGCGTGAAGAAAAGGGCCTGCCCGAAGTCAAGAACCTGCTGAACCCGGTCTACTACATGGGCATGCGGATCATTCTGCACGACCTGATGGGCCTGCCCCTCGTCTACCTCGACGGCGAGATCTCGTCGGACAAGGAAGCGCGCGGCAAGATGCTGCTCAAGGCCGAGAAGGCCGGCGACGAGCAGGCGATGGAAGTGCTGAAGACCTACCAGCGGATTGCCGACGTCGAGCAGACTGTAAAGCTATACTTGACACCCTACAGTCAGCTCATGGACCCCGAGACCAGCCGGGTGTACCCGTCGCTAAGCTCAATGCTGGCGACACGCCGCATGGCCTTCTCGTTCCCCAACGTCATGGCGCTCGCCAAATATTCGGACAGCAAATATGTCAGAGGCTTCTACCTTGCGGACAACGATGATCACGTCGTGGTGTCCGCAGACTGGTCGTCCGTTGAGCTCGTCATCATTGGTGACCTGTCAGGCGATCACGGATTTCGAGAGGTGTTCGGTCAGATACCGTATGGCGATCTCCACACCGGCGCCGCCGCGGATTGTCTCGCCGTCAAAACACTCCCCGGGCTGACCGAGGAGGAATACAGCCGTTTCAAGTTCGACGAGAACCCCAACGGCCGGCGGTTGCTGCACATCTTCACCGGCCAGGAGATGACCCCGAAGGACTTCTACAAGCTGACCCGCGGCACGCCGGTCGGCAAGGGCGCGAACTTCAACTATTGGTACTCGGGCTCGCTCTCGACAGTCGGCATGAATCTCGGATGGGCGCCTGACGAAATGTGGGAAGCGGTCGATCGCTATCGCAATCGCTTCCCGCTCGCCGAGGCCTGGCGAGTGAAAACTCAGCAGGAGCTGATGGAGTACGGCTTCATCGAGCTGCCGGATCATCATCGCCGCGTGCGCCTCGAGGCGACGCCGAGCTGGCACACCTGCATGATGCGGAAGTTCGCGGACATCTCCGCCTCGCCAGCGATGCTGGCTTACGCCGAGCTCGCGTTGAAGCGCATCAAGAGCCGTGCGCTCAATCAGGGTGTCAACGGGAAGGTGCAAGGCACCTGTGCCACGCTGGCCAAACGTTCAATCCTCCGCATGAAGGCGGAAATTGAACGGCGCGGCTGGGACTCTCGCTTCATGTTCCCGGTGCACGACGAGACGGTCTGGTCGGTTCACCGTGATCTGGTGCCGGAGTTCATCACGACTCTGCGTTCGGTGAAGACCAATCACCCCGACATCGTCACCAGTTTACCGCTGCACTGTACAGTCAGCGTAGGACGGACGTTCAAGCCATTTGATAAACTGAACCCGGCCTTCAGCCAGATCGAGCTCGACGAAGCTGAGCCGATCGACGGCGTCATCCCGCGCGAGCTGCAGGGCCAGGTTCTCCCCGACGACATCGTCAAACGGGTGATCGAGTTCGTCGCCGACGCTAAGGTGGCGGCATGACGCGAGTGACCTAGTCACTCCGTCCTAAACCCGGGCGTCGCCGAGTCCCGCTTCGTACAGCGGTTCCTCAACAACCATGAGGAACCATATGCCCAACGCCGCTGAAGAGCTCGGTTACCCCACCTGGCTCAATGCCTTTGCCGTCCTGATCTTTTGGGTGATCGGATTGATCATTGGGTACGGCCTGATCGCATTCATTGCCTGGGATCCGGACCCATACAAATGGGGCACGTTTGTGCGACTGATCGCGGTCGTGACCGGTCTTATCTGGACCGGCCTCGTGATCGACGCGACCGGCGATGAGGAATGACGGGACGGCCGCCGAGGAAGCTTTCGAAAAGCTGATCGGCGCGGACGTCCTCTACCGCTTCCCCGACAAGAAGGCGCTCACCGGATTGAACGGTGGGCGCCGGGTCGGCGACTTCCCGAAACCCAGCGACTACCTCGTCACCAAGAACATGCTGACGTTCTACGCCGAGGTGAAGTCGTGTCAGAGCGCAACCAGCTTCCCGTTCGCGGACATTCGCCCCTCGCAGAAAGCCATGGCCCTCAAGCAGGCGGCGGTCCGCGGGCGCTACGACTTTTACATCTTCTCCTACGGTCTCGGGGCCTGGTTCCTCATGACCGAGAAAGTCTTCGCCGCCGCAGTCGCGGCCGGCGCCAAGTCCATCAAATTTCAGGAGCTACCCACTTGGACCACCCAGTAAGCCGCGCCGAAGTCTACGCGGCGATCGACAGCGAGCGAGCCTATCAGGACTCGCTCTGGAACCCTGCCACGACGCCGACAAACGGCGTGCATCACGTCGCCTCCTGGCTGACGTACATGCAGAGCTACCTGAGCGAGGCCATCGACCAGGTCAGCCGCGCAGCTGACCCTGGGGCTTCGCTCGCCGCGCTCAGCACCATCCGGAAGATCACCGGCATGGGCGTCGCTTGTATGGAGCAGCACGGCGCGCCGCTGCGCGGTAACGGCTTGGAGATCGTCCTGACGCAGCCGTTCTACGACCTGCCGGTCGGCGCCGTGCTGAAGGTCGACGAGATCATTCCTCACGGAGGCCACACGGACGACGCCTGCCAATATCGTGTTGGCACGAGCTTCATCCGGTCGGGGATCGCACGGGAGACGCCGCGATGAAGCTCGTCGATCTCCTCACCGCCCGCCTCTCCGACGCGCCGATGACAGATGTGATGCTGGACATCGAGACCACTGGCACCGACCCCTACCACAACGCAATGGTCCAGCTCGCCGCGATCGAGTTCAACTATGAGACCGAGGAGATCGGACGCACCTTCAACCGGTCGCTGCTGATCCCCAAGGGGCGGTACTGGGACGAGGACTGCCGCAACAACTTCTGGGCTCCCAAGTGGGATCTGTTCACGAAGATCATGTCGACGGCACAGCCGGCGAACGAGGTCATGCAGGACTTCTTCGACTGGGCGAAGCTAGCCAATTGCAGCCAGCGGTTCTGGTCGCGCGGCAACTTTGATTACTGGTTCGTCCAAACCTACCTCGAGCGCATCGATCTTCCGATGCCGTACTCGGCGTTCACGACGCGCGATCTCCGCACCTTCCTGGCCGGTCTGTTCGGCAAGGCCGACGAGCCCAACATGAAGTGGCTGACGATGCCCGGCGACGCCCACAACGCGCTGTTCGACTGCGTCATCCAGCTGAAGCGTCTTTTCAGCGCCAAGAACGGCGTCTTCTACGAAATTCTCCCTCCTGAAGGACAAGCAGCATGAAGAAATTCTTCCTCGGCTTCGCCGCCTGTTATCTAATCGGTGTCGTCAGCTTTGCTGGTTCAGCATCGCGAGCGATGCCCTTTATCACCGTAGCCGGTGACATCTACTACGGCGCCCTTTGGCCGCTCGCGCCGCTCTCCGTCTGGCTTAACAAGGATCTCTACCCGATCCCAGCTTGGGCGATCCGCACTTGATCGCCGCTAATCTTGCCACCGGTTTGTTCTTTGGCTTGGTCAGCTGGAACGCGCATTTCACGCTCCGGCGCTTCAACCTTAGCCTAACCGATTTGCAATGGTGGAGCCTGTGGCTCTTCGGTCTGAGCGCCGGGTTGTTCGCTCTCGGCAGTTTCGCTGTCGCGGGCTTGCAGACGATTGGAGTCCCATCCCTATGATGATTGAACTCCCCTGCTCCAGCCGCGTCTGGCACATCGGTGATCCCCATCTCGGAAAGCGCTTCGAGAACGGCGTTCCACTCGACCGCCGCGGCGAGCGCGAGGCACGCCAGATGCGGAAGTTCAAGGACGAGCTCGAGACCGACGCCGATATCATCATCATGGTCGGCGATCTCTTCGACCACCCCCAAGTCGCCCTGTCGGTGATCCTCGAGGCGGTCGACGCCATTGAGCTCGCAGCACGGCGCCGGCCGAACGTTCAGTTCTTCATGATGGCCGGGAACCACGACCGCAGTCGCCAGCTGAACACGATCGGCGCCTGGAACATCTTTCGTCGGATCATCAGCGGTTCGCTCCCGAACGTGTTCGTGGTCGACACCGTCGGCCAGGTCGAGAACATCGCTTTCGTGCCGTGGGAGTGGGGCAAGCCCGTCGCCGCGGCGATCGAGGAGCGGTTCCCGAAGCCGAACGTCGAGATCGCCCACGTCGTGCTTCACCACGACCTCGAGGCCTTCGGTGGGAACACCGACTACATGGTTCCGGCTGCGGAACTGATGAAGAAGTTCCCCAACTGCCAGAAAATAGTGACTGGTCACTGGCACTTAGAGGGCGATTACGTCGTCGACGGCATTGACGTTTCATGCACCG